GTGGAAATGACCGAACACTACGCGAACATCGAACCGAGCCGCGCCGAAGTGGACGCGCTGGAAGGCCCCGTGCTGCTGGAGTTCGGCACCGCCTGGTGCGGCCATTGCCGAGCGGCTCAGCCGCTGCTGGCAAAGGCCCTGGCTAAGCGCAGCGGCATTTCTCATCTGAAGATCGAGGACGGCCCGGGGCGCCCGCTAGGACGTTCGTTCCGGGTCAAGCTCTGGCCGACGCTGATCCTGCTGGAGAACGGCCAGGAGCTAGCGCGTGTCGTACGTCCGCAAAACGAGCAGGCCATCGCACAGGCGCTGGGCGAGGCGGGAAAGGCCTGAGGTTGCGCGTCATTCGCGGCGCAACGCAGCTCGATAGGCATGCTCGCCTCCATAGCCCGGCGAGGCGTGGCATAATCCGCCGTCCAGTTTTGCAGGAGCCTTGGAGAGTCGTTTATGTCCGAATCAGATCAGCGGTTGTGCCTATACGGAATCAAAGCCTGGGACGCCGCACGGATCAGGCTCAACGCCTAGTGCCGCGCGGCTTCAAACCAGTTTTCACGCTCAGAAATACGATCTTTTACGCGATCTCCCGCTCCAACAGAATCAAACACTTACGTTTGCGTTTTGGGGAAGGAATTTCCCCTATCTCAGCCCGTCCGGGCACCTCTAATCCCCCTCAAAAATATTTCGTCTCGCCCTATTGCGTAGGAACAATATTCCTACTACATTAAGCCCATGCCAGCCACAACGGCGAGGCGAATACCAAGGACCGACATTATGAGCAACGACCGCTATGGCATCATCAATCAGATAATCGACGCCACCAACACTGACCGCGATCACGCTGAACGCATCTATGAAGAGCTGCGCGCCGATGACCGTATTTTTTTCGACGACAGCGTTGGCCTCGACCGCCAGGGACTGGTTATCCGCGAGGACGTAGACTTGCTCGCTGTAGCGGCCGATATCGAATGAAGCCGGACGCCTCCCGCCACAACCCAGACCCGCGCTACCTGCGCGGGCTGGTTGATCGCAGCGGCCTGAGCCAGCGCCGGATAGCTGAATTGCTGGGAATCACTGATCGCGTCATGCGCTATTACCTCAGTGACGAGGCGAGCACGACGTTCAGGCCTGCACCATACCCTGTTCAGTTCGCGCTGGAGTGCCTGGCTGCGATTGAGTCGTAGACATGCTCGCACGCCGACCCAGCTATTCCTCGCTCGTCGGCGACTCCAGCATAGAGTTGAGCAGCCTCTCCAACCCTGCCGAGCACGTCGGCTCGCACTCGGGCGGCGTCTTCGGCTGCCTGGCTGAGCTGGGCAGTGATGGAATTGCCGGCGTGACGACTGCGCTGCTCAGCTGCGTCGAGGCGCAACTTGAGCCGCTCAAGAGCACTACCAGCGCGCTCAGCATCAGTACGCGCTGCAGCCAATTGTTCCTGTGCCTCTGCATCTGCTTTCTCCGTCGCGGCCTGGCGCCGCTGGTTTTCCTGAATGACGTACAGCGCCGCGCGGCGGTCGCGCTCGCTGACTTCGGTGCGGTAGGAGGCAAGGTCGGCCTGCGCCTTCGAGGCGTCAGACTGCGCCGATAGCACGCGGATCTGCTGCCCGCCGGCCACAACGGCCAGAGCCAGCACCCACCAGGCCCAGCCGGGCACGAACTTCAGCCAGGCGGTCATCGCATCACCTCACGCACGGCCGCGGCGAAGTTCCGGCCCCACTTGGCGCGGAGCTCGGCGCGTTGCTCAGCCGTGCCGCGGTCGTATGCGCCTGGGCGCCACGTCTTCAGGTACAACCGCCAGCCTCCTTCCACGTCATCCTCGCTCGGCAGGCGGCCCGGATCGCTCCATAGCAGCAGGCGAGCCAGGCCGGCGGCGAGCACGTCGTCATGCTCGATGGCAGTCCAGATCGATCTGTTGTCCGGCGCAACGCCCCGAGCTCGGTACAGCGCAGCGGCATGGGCTTTGGTCGCCTCGTGAGTGCGAACGCCAGCCACCATCCCGCCGCCGAGCTCACCCTGCCAGAATGACCGAGCAGGGCCGTTGCCCATCTGACGACGGTAGACGAACCGGCTTTCCTGCAACCCGATAGCCAGCAACATGATCTCAGCCTCTCGGCTCGACATCCGCGCAGGCAGCAGCGCGAGAGCGGGCGCTATGGCTCGCTCCCGTAGTTCAGAGAGGGTCATTCCATTTACTCCAGGCAGAAAAAAGCCCGCTCAGAGGCGGGCGATATAGCGAATGGTTAATCAGATCGGGGGCGCACAGTCTTCGGCGAAAATGACAGGTGTTTCGGCTACACGCATCCCCTGCTGGGCGCCGGCCCAGTAGCCTCCGAACAGGAGCGCTGCTCCAAGGCCGAACGCGATTAAAATGCGGCCGAGTGCGGGCATGAGCAAATTCCTTTTTGCATGGACGGGGGATTCAGTTTCGCACCGCTGGCGTGCAGTCGGCGTGACGGCAGTAGCGGTTTTTGCCGCCTAGCCTGCGTCACGTGAACTTCAGGGTTACGCTCGCGCTGGAAAAAGGGTTCTGTGTCGCGTTGAAGTTGAGGCGACTGTAGGCGCCATAACTGGCGAAACTTGTTGCGGCGCTTTTGGAAAACGCAGCTGAACCGATTGTCATCGTGCTGAACGGTATCCCCGCCTCGCTAGACACGCCACGAACCAATACAGATAACTGCCCCTCAGACCAGTAAACCGCCATCAGCTCCCCGGCTGTCTCGCTCCCGCCCGTGGACATGGGGTCTGCGCTTGGCTTGGGTGGGTGCGAGCTGCCGAACGGGCCGTCAGAGACGTTGCCCGAGTAACCCGAATACCCCGAGTAACCGAATTCATTGGTGCCACGTGTTATCACGTACTCCCCTGGGGTTTCAGCCTTTCTCGGAAAGGTCGCCACTACACCGGGCATCATGCTGCCACCGTTTGGCCGATCACGTCCCATTCGTTCGCGCCGACTTTCTTGAGCGTCACGGTCATGCGGGCAGTCATGCTGAGCGTTCCGCCCGACGGAGCGTTCAGCGTGACGCCGCCGGCCGCCGCGATGGTGATATTCCCAGACGCCCTGATGGTGATCTCGGTTCCGATCTCAAACGCCACGGATGCGTTTGTTGGCACCGTCAGCGTGATGGCACTCGTGGTGCCTGGCCGCACGTAGTTCCAGGCGTCAGTCAGAGCCAGCGTGCGGCTGGTAGCCGTGGCGACGAGAGTGGACTTGTCCTGCTTGGTCGCAGGGTTGAAATTGCCGTCATTCCAAATAGTACGCCAGGCTCCATCATTAGCCGGGTCTGTGCTGTACCTAAACTTGAACTCATTGTTGCGTGTAATAGCGGCTTGGAACCGTCTAGTCGCATCATATCCTAGGTCCAGTCCCATCGAATCTGTGGCTGACGCTGGTCCATTAGGAGCTGTGTACACCCACCCCCTAACCCTAGACCCAAACCAATTACTTCCCGACTCTAGTAAAGAGGACGTTCCAGCGCCAAGCCCAAATGCCCCCACCGCCATCAGCGCGCCGGGAGTGGTGTCGGTTGCCGAAGTCTGCTTTACTAAGTTACTGGAGTTCCAAACCTCTACCCAATCTGACCAAGGCCCGTTGAGCCTCAGGCGCTCAAACGTCCTAGTACTAACTAGCTGCGTCCACTTTTGATACGCGTAGTTGCTATTAGCATGCTGGATATGCAGTCCGTAGCCTTGGCCTATTCCGGTCCCTGCCCCTATAGGAACGTTCTGAGTAAGTGCGTTAGTCAGGAAGAAAGTGGTGGCTGTGAAGGCAGTATTAAGGTCTGCACCGGTAGTGACAGGTGAGGCCCCTAACCCAAACAACCCCATCGCTGCGCGCACAGAACCCATAGTAGCTATTTTAGTATCTGCATCGGATGCTGCTGGGCTAGGTGCGCGAGGCACCCCCGTAAGCGTCGGCGACTCAATGTTGGCTTTCAGCCCAAGCTGGGCCTGGATTTTCCCGAACGCCGCCAGCACCGTATCCGTCGCCGCCACGGTCGCAGAGCTGGCAAGACTCAGGCCCGTCAGCACCGTGTTGCGCACCCGGCTTGCGCTGAAATACAGGTTGGTCGAGCCCTCGGCCAAGGCATCTGTGGTGCCAGGAGACGGGTTGATCTCTGCGTACACCGAACCGGTCCAGCGGTACTGGCGAGTCGGATTCGCCGCAGTGCCCTGATTGATGGCGATGTAGATTTTCCCGGTTTCGCCGGTCGCCGGAAACTCTGCGGCCGTCAAGTACTCCAGCACGTCGTCAACATAGCTCGGTAGCTGGCTGGCCGGAATGCGGGCGAACTCATCGAGGGTCGGGATGCCGCCAGACACGCCGCGCTCGGTCGTGTTGATCTTGCCGTCGAGAGCCGTTTGCAGGCCGGAGACGGTACTGATCGCTTGCGTGCCGGTGTGGGTGGCCCGGTCGCGCAACTGGGCATCGGTCGCATTCGCCGTGGCGCCGGTAGCGATGCCATCGAGCTTTGTCTTCATCGCGCTTGCAGCCCACCAGGCAGCAATTGCCTGGAACACGCGCTGGGCGGTCCAAGCGCGGCGGGTCGTAGCGATTCCGGCTTCGGCTTCAGCCTGGGTGACGGTCGACGCCGTCCACTCGCGGGCGTCGGTCAAGCGGGGATCTGATGTACCAACCTTGCCAGAATACAGCGCCTTGATGTCCGCGCCGATTGCCTGCACAAGTGCAGTGATGCGGGTCTGTAGGCTCATGGTTTACGCCTTGGCTGTGGTGTAGTCCGCGACGAAATCGCGCTCTGGGTTGCCGACGCCGATGTTGGTGCACGCTTGGAGCTGCTGCGCCGTGGTCAACGTCTGCGCCGCATCGTAGCGCACGCGATTTGCGATCTCGCCGGCGATGGTCGCAGCGAAGTTCGGGTCGTTGTTGAGCGCATCTGCCAGCTCATTCAACGTGTCGAGCGCCGCGCCTGCCCCATCGATCAGCTCATTCTTCAGTGCAGCCGAGGCCGCGGCGATGGAATCGAAGATTTTGTCGGCCGACCAGGTGACGGACGTTGCGCCGTCGCCTGCGTTGTCGTCGATCACGGCACCGGAGGAACCTAGTAGGCCGTACAACTCGTTGATCGCGGCAACCAGGTTGCCCTTGGCGGTCGTGCTCAGCGCAGTGAGGTCGCCCTGCTTGGTGCGAAGGTCTTTGATATCCGCGCCAATGGCTTGAACGACGGCGATGATTTTGGTTTCTAGGGTCATGTGTTCAACCTTTTGCGAGGATGTAGTAGGCGAGAGGGTCTGGAATCAGGTCATCGCGGACGTATAGGCCGTTATCACTGCCTTGAGTCAGGCGGTTGTCTGGGTCTTCGCTGATCAGCGGTGCGTCGCCAGCGCCCGGCGCGTCTTTGCCGGGCGGCCCGGGCGGACCCTGCTCCCCTGCCGTTACGACGACCGTCTCTGCGTCCGGCTCCAGGCCGACGGCGTATTCGGCGCCAGCCTCGATTACCAGCACCTCGGGGTCACCGCAGATTGCTACGGTGCTCATACGGTGACCTCACGACTGACGGTGACGGCTCCTTGCAGGTAGCGCTGAACGGTGCCGTCGGGGTACTGGACTTCGAGGTCATAGACGGCCTCGGTCCACGCCAGCGCGGCAGTTTGGGTGGCGCTCAGGGTGCGGGTGATCGTGCCCGGACCTGAGATGGCCAGGCCGCCGTCCTCCGTAGTCAGTTCGAGCAGCACAGCGCCGCCGACCTGCTCGCAAATCTGCATGCGAGCGGTTGCGCCGGTCAGGTCTACCGGTGGCTTGTAGATCAGCTGCCCGCCGCTTGGATTGAGGCCGAACGCCGAGAGTGCGTTGATCTCCAGCGTGGAGGCGTCCACGACCGTGACGCGGTGCGGGCGCTCCCTGGGCGATCGGTTGACACCCTGCATATTGCTGACGCCTTCCACCCACGCCAGCCAGTTGCCCGGCAGCCCGTGGTCTACGGTGAGGCGCAATGGCGAGCCGCCGAGCGCGGTGATCGGCCGGTATTCATAGCGCGGCTGCATCAGCCGCAGGGTGTCGCGCAGGGTCGAGCCCTGCACGATGTGCAGATCGAGTTTTGCTGGCTGCATGGTTGCTCCGGGCGTAAAAAAGCCCACCGGAGTGGGCGCGGGGCGGCGGACTATCAGCTGAGCGGCAGCTCGGCCCACTCCCAATAGGGGTTGTCGTTGGGGTCCAGATAAAACCGGCTCACCCAAACCTTTCCGGGATAGGTGGCATCGAACCCCATCGCCGGGCCGGTCGGCCACGGCGGCTGTCCGTCGCTCAGGTAGACGCGCAACTGAGGCTGCCAGTCGGCGGGTGAGCTGGTACCGGTGGAGATGTAATGGTGCCCGGTGGCCGTGTCGACATAGTGGGCCGCCACGCTGGGAGGGGCATCGGTGGGCGCGCCCGCGCCGGATAGTACATGCTCAACGCTCGACATATTTAAGCTCCGTAGATGAGATGGTTGCCTTGGTCGTCGGTAAGCGCCCTGCCGTCGCTATCGATCAGCGCATTGGCCGGCAGGTCGCTGCCCCCGCTCTCAAGCGCCTCGACGCGCGCGGCGAGCGCTGCCAGCTGGGTGAAAACGTCAGCAAGCGCGCCGGCAGTGATGGCGCACCAAATGAGCGTGCCCGCCGGCCAGTACGCTTCGAGCGTCCCCTCCTGGCCGCGCGCGATGCTGTACCCGTCAGCGTGCCCGGTCAGGCGGATGATTTCGGTTTCGCCGGGCGTCGTGGGGTTTAGAGTTGCGGACAGCGTGAGCAGGTATTCGGCGCCCTCCACCAAGGCCAGGCGACTGATGGCCCCAGCAGGGAGCGGCAAGGTAGCTTGGGCAGGGCTGAGCCCGGCGGTCAGTTCGTACTGCCAGTTGTTTATGTAATTCATATCTACACCCAGCTGCGGTATCTGTCGGAAAGGTTGCGAACAACCTGGCCTGTTATCGGGTTGTAGGACCCGATCTGCCAGGCCGAAAGCGTGCCGCCGCCAGGGGCTCCAAATTCAAATTTCTTGAGTCCGTGGTCGACCCCGCCCGGGTAGAGCGCATCGCCGCACCAGACCTCCGTATTTGGGATGCCGGAGATATCGACGCTGCCGTACCGGGTGGCCAGGATGTTGTTCGATATAATGATCACCGCATCGGGATACACCGTGCTGGTGAGCACGGGGTTTGTGTCTACCGGCGGCGGGTCGTCAGGCGCCCAGTCCACAGGCTCGGACCATGACCCCTCTATGGGGTAGGAGCCTGACTCAGTGTAAAGTTGCTCACCGTAGACGGACTCGCCGGTCTCCCAGCTCAAAATGCCCCCCGCTACGCTTCTTGACTCGCGATACACATGCACGCCGGAGACCGAGCCTTTCGAGTTGGTCAGCGTCACCGTCCGGGTATCGACCATGCTGAAGCCCGCTCCTGCCCCTTGTGCGGTTGTGGTGTACTCGCGGATGTCCATTCGATCTTTGCGCCACGTGGTTACCTCGATGGAGCCATCGGGGTTGTACCAGGCCCATACTGGCGACTCGAAATACTCAGAGTGGACGGCCGTGCCGTCTGGCGCCTCGCCAACCCAGTAGTCATAGCCCGGGGGCGGGGTTTGGTTTCCACGCACCGCGACGATGTTCTCGTGAGTGGGCGAGTCAGCCCACCGGACCATCATGAACTCGCCCTTGTCCGACAATTTCGGATAGCGGTAGACCTCGGCCTGGACTGAATACGGCGCAACGAGGCGATGCGTGAGCCCAAAGCCGACCTCCGGGTCGCCAGTGATTGAGACCTCCAGCAGCGTGCGACCAACCGTTAGGTACTCCGTGGCCCCAATCAGCCTGCGCGGGGCGATCCAGTACAGGGCTGAGCGGCCATCAGGGCTTTCGTCCATCAGCTGGATTCGGTAGCTGTCGAGCGCATTCCCAAGGTATGACACATTGGGAATCTGCAGTTGCGCGCGACTCAGCTCAATGCTGGTTACGAAACGCCGGCCCACGCTCAGCGAGACCAGAACGCCCTGGTTGGCGCCCACCCCCCAGGTCTGTAGCGCCAGCTGGCGGCGCAGAACCCCGAACATAGGGACGTACATCGGATGATCGAACCCGAACGACATGTCCCCGTAGCAAAACGCGCTTTTTTGGGGGCCGCCCAGGTACTGGGAGCGGACAATCGCCCTGTTCAGCCATTGCTCATCGGGGTCGTCGCTCTCTACGTCTGGCTCAGCCATGCCGATGTCCCAGAGGTGGGTGTTATGCGCAAAGGCCCCGTCAGCTGAGCAGGGCATCCGCTTACCGCTGGGCAAAATCAGTTCGCACGGCGGGCCGGCCTTGGCTGGGCTCTCGATGAGCCCATGCCAGGGCCAACCCCACACGACCGGCACCTCGTCGAGCGGGCTATTCGGATAGGTCATTGCCGTACTCCATCACCACCGTTTCACCGTTAGCGTCTGTCATCCGTATGGTTTTAACGCCGCGCCAACGCGCCCAAACCAGGCCATCAGTGGTGGGTAGCAAGGCCTCGGGGTAATAGTCGCGATCAGGCACTTGCTTGCCGTTTTCGGCGCGCGTTTTTTCAGTCAGCGGACTAGCAATGCCTCCGCCGCCGCCGCCGCTGGCAACCGGTGCAGGCGATGTTCCGCGCCCGCGCTGCGCTGGTAGCGGCCCGACCGGATCAATACGAGGAAGCGGCTTTGCCTGGCGCTGAGGGGCGGTAAGCGACTGAATGTCGTCGGCCACGCTCTTGCCGGTGCGGCGCTTGATCATCGCCTCTCCGCCAGCCCGCCGACTAGCTTCCATAGCGGCACCGCTCTCACGCCGGCTACGCTCCATGGCGTCGCCACTAGCTCGACGTCGCTGCTCATTAGTCAGTGTCATGGTCATAGCTCCAGCAAGTCGTTGGGGATTCCGACGCGATACAGCGCTTCGGTAGTGCCAGTTCGCTCGTCGCGATACTCAGCACCGATCTCGCGGGTATCGATGTCAAATCGACGCGGGTATATCTCGGCCGGCATGTTGTCGTTCGCGTCGTAGTTGCCGGCGTAACCGGCGCGCTCTTCGTCATATGGGCCGATGGCGAACCCGGTGAACGGGTCGACCTGACGCCCGCCCAGCTGAGTACCAAGCAAAGGAGTCATCGAAGAGCCGAACGGCGGCAGGCTGGTGTCAGGGCTGGCCGGAACACTCAGAACGTCACTCGTACCACCGCCGCGCATGATTGCGACGCTGAGCGAGGTGATAGCTTCGCCACTGCCAAGATCGAACTGATGCACGATGCGTCTGCACTTGCCTCTGGCGTGAGCGCCCTGATCGTTGAGCTCTAGCGTGTGCGAGAGGTCGATACCCATGGCCATGCTCGACGGCACTTCCCAGGTGAGCGTCGTTTCCCGATGAGCGCCGATGATCTGCACTTGCCCCATGAGAAGCGCAGTTGCCAACGCATTGCTGCGCCGACTTTCGTCCGAAAGATCCTGGCTGCCGGTGCTGCCGTCACGGATTGGATCACTGCCCCAGGTTTCGGCAATGTCGCGCTCTACAGACAGCGTGTAGCCGGCGCGCTGAACGATCCGTGACTGTTCGGCTTCACCTGCCGCCGTCGCCAACACCAGCTTGTAGCTCTCGGTCACCGTCTGCACCCAGCGGCGGGCGCCAGTGAACGTGGCCGAAAGCCAGAGGTTGTCGAAGGTATTGACCCAGCCGTTACCGTCACCGCATGGGTTGGCCATCGACAGGGGCAGCTTGTAGCCGCCGACTCCGCCGAGCAGCTGTTGCCCGCTATCTGATACCGAAGCGGCAATCATCTCCGTACTGGGTAGGTCGGTTGACCATGTCCGCCAGTTACAGAACCCGCTGATGCCGCCGCCCGCGTTGATGTGCGTCCAGGTGTAGGGCTCGTTGAGCTGCCACAGCCGCTGATAGCGATAGCTGAATTCGATCTCAACCCGGTTCGTGGCTGCATCAAGGTCCGACTGCTGCAGCTCGATACGCTGATAAAGCGTGGTACCGGCGCCGAACACGAAGTGCGGCGGCCCGGCATACCAGCTGCTGACTCGCAGCGTGCCATTGGCGGAGCAGTCCAGGCTCACGGGGCGCGTACTCAGCCGCTCCTGCGCGTAGTCCCAATGGCTGCGACCCTCGACAGGCTCGAACAAGTCTTCCGACCAATACCCACCGACCAGCATATTGATAGCTTCAATGCTCATGCTCTCAACACGCTGCTGGAGCTGGTCGGAGCATTCGCAACTCAGCACGCGGTTTACCGGGTTCCAGTCGGCTCGACTGATCTGGCCGGTGTAGCTGCGCGCTTCTGTCGTCTCGCCTTGGCTTGTACTGATGTAGTCGATGGTGACCGTCTGGCCCTTCCAGTCAGGAGGCACGACGGCGACGCCTGGCGCGATGAACAGATCGAAGCCAGCGATGCCCGCGGCGCCCTCTTCCCGGTCAACGGTGACCGTGCCAGTCAGCTGAGCCGTTAGGTTCACGCCGCCCACCAGCACGCGCAGCGCCCACACGAACGACTTGCCGCTCACGATGTATTCGGGTTCAGCTGTTCCAGCTACGCCATTCAGCGGCACGGCGTTGAGTGGCGAGGCGTTGAGCATTAGGTTTCTTCCCAGGTGATGGACCAGCTATGGCTGGCAGTTCCTGAATCTTGCGTTTCGGACGGGCGACGGGCCTTGACGCTGTAGATCGGCATCCAGCAGACGCGGTAAAGCGTGGCGCCGGCGACGGCCGTCACGGTAGCGACGCCATCAGTGACGCTGCAGGGCGTGTTGACCCAATCGTCACCGACCAGCGCCTGAGCCCACGGCGCAACGTCCGGCCGCGGCGTTCCGCGCAGCGTGTGTGTTAGGGCTGTGCCCGTCACGCTCTGCACCTTCGTGGACCGAAGCTCCAGCGGCTGGGTGTAGTCGAGGCCGTGGAGCCCTGGCGGCATCCAGCCTGTTCCGCTGATCGTGCCGGACACACGTTCCCAATGCGTCATTGATACCAACGCGCCGTCGCTCATCCGCATCGACGTTTCACCGCCGATAGGCTCCTCGCTCAAAACCGGAGCGCCAGCGTGGAGCACGATCGGCACGCCGCCGAGCATGATTTGTGGTTGTGGCATTTCTCAGGCTCCAGAAACGACGAAGCCCGCACTAGGCGGGCTTTCGTTCGTCGTCGATGTGTCAGGCAGCATCAAGACCGAGCGTCAGTTGCAGCTGCTCGCGCCAGTGCTCGACCTGAGCAATCAGGCCAGGTTTGCGCCAGCGGAACTTGGCAAGTTCGCTGCCACTCAGGCTGGCGATATCGCTTGCTTCGGTCAAAGCCTTGCACGCTCGGTCGAACTGCTGCTTTTCAGTCAGCTCGCCACGTAGCAGCGCGTCTATGTGAAGGTCAGCCCATACGGCAAAGTCAGGAGATATCCAGCGAGCGAACGCCACGGCAAGTTTCGGGTGCAGCCAGGTGCCGCCGCCGCGCCCTCTCTGACCTCGAATCAAATCCCCCTTTTCGGGGGTATTTAGATGCCGCGCCAATGCCGCGATGTATTCCTGCGTCTCTTGAGTGCCGAGCCATTTATCAAGCCTGCGGCCTTCTCGCGCGGCGATCTCGGTTGCATTGATCCAGCCCTCGCTATTGAAGCGCACCGGCTGGCCCTGATAGTGGAACGGAATGACGTTACTGTCGCGCATCTGCATTACCTCGCTCACCAGTCGAATAGGAACGCAGCGGGGCGGACGGATGAGCGAACATCCGCCTTTCGGCTGTACGGGCCTAGCTGCGTGTTTGGGTGCCTTTCGGCGGAAACAAAAAGCCCCGGCAAGCAAGGGCTTCCGGGGCTTCGGGATAGGGACTTCACCAGCTGCAATCACGTTGATTGCACGAACTCCACAATGACCAAAATAGTGCGCCAAAGTGCAACATGGAGTCAACCTGCCGTCACCTGTGAGTGCGACCGTGCTTGCGCGCAGCCACGCGCAACTGGTCGAACGAATCGCGCAGCATCAACACCTCAACTTCAGATGATCCTTCGCCGATCGTGGCCCGCCCCCAGTTTTCAAGGCCAGACAAAGCGGATGGCTGCATGCTGGCAACCGTCCCGACCATCCCGCCATCGGCAAACCGAGGGATCGGGATGCCGCGGTTGAGTAGGTCGAGCGCGTTCTTGCCCAGCTTGCGAACCGCCGCCGCTCGGATGACGTACTCGCCATTCGAGAGAAGCGCGGGAATGCTGTCGCTGGTACCGGTGCCAGGGCCGCTGATGTATCCGCCATTGGCGTATCTAGTCGGCTCCGGGCCAGGGTCTTGCAGGGTGTAAGGCTGGCTGAAGTCGTATTCGGCGCCGATCTTGACGATGATTTCGCGCTTGGCTAGAGCATCCAGAGCGGCCTGCACTTGCGCCAGCGCGGCGTCGTCCATTTTTACGCTGACCGGCATATCCTCGAGCGCGGCGGCTGCCGTCTTGAGGTTAAGCATCTCCTGCTTGATGTCAGCGATTTTCTGCTCGGCACGGCTCTGCTCAATGTCATTGGCGGCCAGTTCGATGTCGCGAAGCTCGCCGATAAATCCGGCGAAGCCATAGGTGTTGGCGCCGGCCGCCTGCAAGTCCTGAAGCATCTTGAGAGCGGCTTGTGCCTTCGCCTGTGCTCCCTCAACATCGCCAGCACGCAAGGCCTCGCGTGCGCCGACCTTAAGTGCCTGAGCCGCCCCGTAGGACGCCTCGCCGCCAGAGTTCATTCCAGCAATGGCGTCTTGGTAGCGCTTTTCGATGTCCAGGCGAGCATTGCGAACTTTCTCCAGCTCGCTGTTTGCCTTCTTCTCTGCCGAGATCAGCGCTTTTACGCCCTGCTCGGACGCCTTGACCATGCGGTCTTGCTGGGTCTTCAGGTCAGAGATGTACTGGTTGCGCTGGCTGATTTCCTTCTCTCGAGCGGCTTCACCCTCGGCACTGGCCGCATCAGCAATCGCCTTCATCTCTCGGCTCATGCCGGTCTGCTGCTGGATCAGCTTTTCGCGATACGCTTTCCACTCTGCGAGCGATTTGTTGATTGAATCGTCGCTCATATAAAGGTCGAGCAGGCCAATACCATTGGCCGCAGCCTCTAGATACTCAATCTCTTTGTTGGCGCGATCAATTTCCGCGACGTTGTTGCTCAGGCTGGCAGCGACATACCCAAGATCCTGGCCGAAGCTGACAAAGCCGGCACCCGCTTTGATTGCGGCCTCAGCAACACGAACGAGAGCTGTAGCCAAAGTAGCAAGATTGTCACGAATCTGCGGGTCAGAAATGGTGTCTCCGATCCGCTCGATTGCCTCAATGAGCGGGCCGGTATCAGCCTGCCCGATGGCCTCGTTCCACTTGTCGGACAGCTCTGTTAAGGCTCCACCAACCGTAGCAGGCAGAGACTTGGCCTCATTGCGCAGGACGCCAAGCTGGCTAACCAGCGCCGAGGTCACCACATCGGCAGTCAGCAACCCTTGCGCGGCCATCTCTTTGAGCGATCCAATCGGCACATTCAGCGAATCAGCCAGCGCCTGCATGAGACGCGGAGCCTGCTCGGCAACGCTGTTGAACTCGTCACCGCGTAGCGCACCAGAACCAAGAGCCTGCGCAAACTGAATCACGCCGTTCTCGGCTTCTTGCGCACTAGCGCCAGATACTCGAAACGAAGTCGAAACCGCCTCTGTTACGGCAAGAATGTCCTTTTGGCTACGCCCAGCCTCTTTCAACGGTCTGCTGATGCGCTGGTACAGCGTTGCCAGAGACTCCAGCGGGGTCTGAGTTGCCGCAGCGATCCGGCGAAGCTCAGTCTGTGCGGTGTTGAACTCTTCCTGAGAGCCGGTCGCCAGCTTCAGGCGAGCATTCATCAGGCTGTAGCTGTCTGCCGCATTGGCGATGCCACGCACGGCGCCGGTCAGCGCAGACACGGAGAAAACACCGATCAGCGCCTTGCCTGCCGTGGCCAGCTGCTTGTTCATGCTGTTGAGCTGGCTGTTTACCTCATCGAACGCTTTCTTCGAATTGTTCTTGCCGTCGATGACGATCTCGGTCTTGACCTTAGCCATCAGGCGAAATCCTTGAGTAAGCGTTTGAAGTCTTCGGGCTTGGCATTGGCCGCACGCGCGGCGATCAGCGCAACCCGGTTAGCGGCTCGGTCTTCTGCGTCGATGGCTGCCAGGAATGTCTCGATCTGCCGCAGGCTGTATTCCTGCACGTCAGCCAAGGCATGGCCGGCGCCAATCAGTCGCTGGACGACGGAGCCCCACTCAGCGCCCTTACCATTGCCGGCAGGGCTTCGCCGAAAAAACTGGAATTTACCCGCACTACCTCAACGAACAGCTGCATCGAGACAGTCGCTGGCAGGAACCACAGCTGCCAGCGCTTGAGGCTGGTCGTTGCCAGCAGAACCTTGCGCAGCTCGCGGCTGTGCGTGGCGGCATAGCGGTTGATCTGCTGAACGCTGGCCTGGCTGAACAGCTCGACCAGAGCGCCGGCTGACTTGCCGTAGCGCTCGAAGTGTCGCAGCTTCACCGGCAGGATCTGCACGTCGCGCCCCATAACATCGACGGTGACCGGCTCAGGAAACAGGATTTGCAACTCGTTCATGCCAAACTCCGGGCAATAAAAAACCCGCCGAAGCGGGTTATTTGGTGAATTTCAATTTCTCATAAAGCGGCGGCCTCAATAGCGCGCCAGAATCAACTTCGTCCAAGTCTGCAGCAGCAGACTTCATCGCGATGGACATATCCGAAAGGGTGCTTCTCGTTTCTTTTACAGCCTCAAGCGCCGATATCTGTTCGTTAAGAGCCTCAATTCTTGACTCTCTCGCATGACTGTACTGATATCCTGGCTCAGCAGACTCTATCCGGCGCTCTGCTGCTTTAAAGCGGTCGGCAGCAGATGATAAATCCATCATCTTCCTCGTCGAGATCGACACGCCCCTCATAACATCTTGCGCTCGCCGCATGTAGGTCATTGACTTTTCTTTTACAGAATCCGCACCCTCAATGACCGACGTCCTGACCAATAGAGCGTCTACTTCCTCAATATTTCTGGTGATCTTTGAGAAAAGCTCAGCGAACGTCATCGCCCCGCCTTCCTCCAGGGACGTGATTACCTGCTCGGTATATGCCGAGGTTAGCCGTATGTTTTGCTCTAACGCGGCAACAGCTTGTCTGTATTCATAATATCTGAAGGCAACCAAGGCAATCCCCGAGAAGGTGGCCGCCAGGAAAACAGCTTTGAATATGCTGAATCTCCTTTTATCGCTCCCAATCCTTTCTGGGTGAACTCGTCGAGCACTGGATGCAGCAAAACCCGAATAGTTAATTCCACACTTCACGCAGTCATCCGGACTACGCTGCATCTCGCTCATCGTCGGTTCATATTTGCATTTCGGGCACTGCATAAGGTTCCCTCCCATTGATGAGGGAAATCTATCACGACGGCAGAGCCAAAACCCAGCACATGGCTGGGTTCTGTCTGAAGCTGATACCTAACTCGCGGCCTGCATTGCGTAGCCGCCTCCCGCTCCACGCTGGCTGTAGATGCGATAAATCTCATCACGGCGCTCGTCCAAGGTGCGGAAGCCCATGCCAATCTCTGAAAAGTGCTCATTGAAATTCGAGAGCGGCCTCGAATCTGTCATGCGCGCAATGGCGTAGATTCCCGACTTCATCGCCCACTCCATGGCGAAGTGGTAGTGACTCATCATCAGATAGAGCGCCTGCACTTCACGCTCCGACAACTGCATGCCTTTCGCCTGGCTGCTTTCAAGCCACTCTCCCTCAAGTACGTATGCCGCAATGTACTGGCAGGCTGCGTCCAGCTTTTCGGCCGGGATCAGCTCGGTGCGCGGCACGTTGAAGCGAGTGTGGAGAACCGAGTGCATCCGGTGGCGCGCCTGGCGCTGAACTCCCACCGGGAGCACCGACACCTTCTGACTGATCACTCCCCCGATAAGGTTGGCACCTGACACGCCGATTACGTCATTCACCAGCGTCGCCATCTTGCCGCTGTCATCGGAGTAACGGCCATGCTTGCGGATGGCCGGGAGCACTTCGGCGGTCACCCATTTCCGAAATGCGTGAGCATCACTCCCCTTCCTGATCGCATCATCACAACGAAGGATCAGCATGTAGAGACCAGATTCGCTAATGATGTTCACCGCGCCCTGACGGCCTAACTTAAAGTTAGACCGCTCATCATCATCCAGAGAATACAGGGCCTTGGTAGTGTTGCTCTGGCCTAAAATCTTGCACACATCCGCCGCCACGAACCACGGCTCTCCCCCTACGCTTGTGGCGCGAACGCTTCTGCCGCGGAAGTCGAAGGAAATGATATTAGATGCTGCTGTGCTATTCTTGCTCATGTGATTGACCTCGAAATTGATCACTTCCGAAGCCTCAGGCGCGCCAACGCTTGGGGCTTCCTTGTTTCTAGCCTCAAGCTGCTGCCTGTTTTTTCGCCTGCTCAAGCTTTTCTACTAGCTCGCCATTCATAGAGCGGCGGTTTGCCTTCGCCTGACCCTTGAGCCATTCAGCTAGCTCAACAGGGATTCGAACTTGCGTGCGAATAATGTCCATAAGACCCTCCGTTAGTGACACGGTGTCACTATACGGCTGGCTTTTCGTAGTGTCAAGCTAGTGACATGAACGACATATATCGCTCCCAGTTCCGGCTCCCCTATTCTCTTTACGAGAGCCTAAAAGACGCCGCAGACGCAAACCGCAGGTCGGTGAATGCGGAGCTAGTCGCTCGCCTTGAAGCCAGCATCAGCATTGATGAGGCAATCCAGAGCATTGCGCCTGGATGTCCGATCAGTGATGCAGGCCAGCTCATCTTGGACTTGGCGAGCGAGCGCGAAGAGGCAATCGAGGAACTGCACCAGATGAACCTTGCAGTTCACGCCAAGGAGCTAAACGAGCGATTCGCCTACAGCGAGGCTCGGCTTGACAAGATCGAGACGCGCATCGAGTACATGATCGAGCAGTTCAAGCTGCTCCAGCAGAAATAGCCAAATCACAGGGACTGGATATGGCCAGGAAAGCTTCTTCTCAGCAGAGCAAAGTCATTCTTGCTGGAATCGTTATCGGCGCACCCGTCCTGTTATTACAGCAACTGATTGAGGTCGGCGCGCTTCCTTATCTGATTTTCTTCGCTTGCCTTGCTGCTGCGATTTACGTGCTGCCACGCTTCAAGCCGAACCAGAAAGCCGGCTACCGAGAACCTCAAATTGAGAGGCCGGGCGTACCCGCCCGCGCGCCGAACGCGAACAGCCAGATCAAGTTCCAGTTTATCTGCGCAGTCGTTGGCGAATCCTTCAACAACAACGACGGCACCTCCCGCCAGGCCCACATCAGGAAATCGGTACGCGCCGGGATGCCGGCCGAGCTTATGCTTGAGCCTGACAATCCGCACGACCCAACAGCCGTAGCCGTTTTCGTTGCTGGACGCCAGATCGGCCACCTGAAGCGGGACGTTGCGCAGCGGCTAAGCGACAACCTCGAGTTTGAAGAATTCTCGGCGACTGCGGTTGTGCATGAAGTGCATGGCGGTCGAGGGCTTAAAAAGCACGTCGGCGTAACGCTTGAACTGACGGTTTTCTGTGATGAGCATGGTAGTTCGGTCAACTATGCATCAAGCGCAGGGCCTGCCAAATCTTTGCGCAAGCCTGAAAAGGAACCAGCGGACACTATCGCGACGCTACATATTCGCTACTGCGCATCAGACGGCCAGTTGACCGAAAGGTTTGTGTCGGTAACTGCATTCGATTCATTGACAATGTCAGGCCTTTGTCACCTACGTCGCCAGCAAAGGACTTTCTACTATGACCGCGCTCAAACCTGTTTCGATGTGAACACTGGCGAGATCATAACTACGCCTTATGAATATCTACAGAACGCCTATGGCCAATCTGTTTGGCACTCGCTAGACCAAATCACAGAGCCGAATAGCCCAATTCTGGACATCCTGCTCTATGTCGCGAAGGCAGATGGCCAGCTGCGAGCGCCTGAGCGAAAGGTTATCACTGCCGCAGGCAAGGTATTTTCCAACGACCTCCGGATTACAGATGATCACATGAAGCATCAGCTTGGATCCCTGGAAGTGATGAACCTGAACGCCTTCAAACTGGCAGTTGGGAAGTTCAACATGGCCAACGACGACGCTGCAAAGCGAAAGCTGCTGGCAGCTACCCGCGCGATAATCGGCACACAAAAGACCGTCAGCGCTGGCGAACAGGAGGCACTGGACTACATGACCGAGCGCTTCGCCACTACAGAAACAGCGCAGTGACCGCGCCAAAGCCCACCGAACCGATGGGCTTGGACTCGGGCGCTACGCAACGAGCGTTCCGACAGCCGCAATGACAGCAGCAGCCCCGAACAAGAGCGCAGCAACCATGGCTGCATTCGCCAACCGCTTTCCAACAAGATCAGCGCCTTCTTGACTCATAGCACCATCTACCTTGACCCGGTGTTTGGGCCTATAATTGATCAATGTTCTGCCCCATAGATGCGATATGTGGTGGAAACAAAAACCCCCGCGAGCTGGCCGGCTCCGGGGGTTTTGCTTTATGGCCTAAGCCCAACGCTATGTGACTCGCCGATGCGGTCAATACCGTTAGGCGATGGTGTCCATCTCGATCTTGAAGAACTGGGACAGGCCGGCACCGACGATGCTGGTGTCGATCAGCACCTCGCCGGTGATCTCCAGCGCGGCGAACTCATCACCAATGAAACCCAGGCCCTGAGCGGCACCGATCTTGGCGCGGTGCACGGTTACGGTCACGGTCTTGCCTGTGGCCGCCTCGTTCACGCCGGCGAAGACCATCTGGAACGTCTGCGCGCCAGTGGTCAACGCCTCGATGGTGGCCACATTGTCCACGACGGTCGAAGTACCGAACGTGACCATCGCCAAGTTCTCCGGGCTCAGGTCGTGCAGCGTGGCCGTGAACTCGACTGACTCGATGCGGTTCACCTGCGCATAGGTTCCGCCGCCAGCTGTCCGGTAGTTCGGCAGCTTGATGATGTTCTCGTTGATGTTGAAGTTGAGCGCGGACACGTTGCCCACGTCGACGGCGGGGCCGCCTGCCTCCGGCGTCAGGCTGACAATGCCCTTGCCCATGTATGCGTAGTTGGCCATGCGAGTTTTCTCCGGGTGAAAAAAAACCCGCTCGATGGCGGGTTGCTGGGTTTGTTTTAGGTCAGTACTTCTCGACGTATCGGATGGTTATCGAGCTGGTGACGCTGCGCGTCGTACTGCCTTCAATGTCTGGCTCATACTCGGCGGACTCTTCAAAAGGCCATCCGCTCTTGAGTGGACGAACATGCGGGAGCTGGCCCGTGCCAAGCGTCTTGAGAATGTCGTGGTGCAGCAGCTGCAGATCCTGTAGCGATGCAGACCTCGGCATAACCCCTTCGATCTCGTAGCGAGCCGCTCGGGATGCGGTTGTCCCTACCGTCTCCTCGATCTCGTCGCTTGCTATACGAGCCAGGATGTACGGCATCGGCGCCTTGTCCGGCTTGCGCTCACCAAAGCCATAAACACGCTCGACTTTGGTGTGATAGTCATTGGCCGGGCTGATAGCCTCAAGGCGCTTCTGAATCTCATCAGAGAGCTCTGTACCTCTTGTCATCGCGCCCCCTTGGCGATCTCTTGCCTGATCCGCTTCTCGAACTCCTGCTGCAGGAAGATGTTCGTCCATCGGATCGTTTGGTTGTCTGTGAGCTGCTTGAACCAGTACGCCACGGATGGGCCAAGCGCAGGCGACAAGAATCCTTTCGGCGCGCCACGCACTTTGATGCGCGTACTCCAAGGCATTCGACTGAAGCTGGAAGGGTTAACGAATCCGGCCGCGACCTTGTGCCCGTTCGGCCCCTTAACCCATATGCGGGCGCGAGTCGCACTGATCTTGCTGTAGCCCCATCCAAGGTACCGGGTTACTGGAACGCCAGAACTAGACGGAATGATCCGGGCGTTGGTGAGCCGTCCGCGTGCCCGCTTGACGCGCAGCGCGCGACGACTAAATACAGGCGTCAGCGAGCCGCGCAGAGGGTTCACGTAGCGCACGGTACGGGCCTTGTTCGCTGTCGTATTCAGCGCGCCCCGAAGCACAGGATCAATTTTTCGATTCACCTCGGCGAGCCTTGCCTGGGCCATTTCGATGCCGGACACCTTGATTGATACCTGCATCAGACCCTCTCCAGCCAGAGGCCTCGAACGACACCGTCGTCCGTCTCATCGGCATAAGCAATCACGGAGTACCGAGCGCCATCGATGAGCAGTTGGTCGTCGACTTGAGGCCGGCCAACCTCAATCAGGGCAACCTCAGCCTTGGTTCGGTAATCGGTCACCTGCCCCACCTCATCGCGATACGGCGCTTCATGAGTTAGGTGAACCCGACATGGAACCGGGATGCCGTCCTGCGGGCGGTACTCGCCAGCAAGGCCTACCAACTCGCTACAGCTGATAACGGCCTCGGCGCGGCCACCTGTGACGTCTCTCACGCTATCGATCAGCAGCAGCCTGCCGCCTGCGCGGAGATATCGCCCGATCTGCAGGCGATCATCCCACCATGCCCGCACTTCCACCTTTCCAGGATTGCGCAAACCGGATGGCGCCCGAACGTCGCCGGCGTCCTTGGCCCTGATGCCGATCCAAAGCCAATCCACGACGCATGGCCGCACTTCGGCGTCCAGCCTCAGCAGATCAGCTGGGGTATCAAGTCGACCAGCTCTCATACCCCAAGCCCTACGCGATAGAAGTGCAGCATGTTTTCTGCTTTCGGGATCTTGGTGTAGATCGTTCCCACGACAGCTTCCTCGCGGTTGGCGTACAGCTCTGCAGCGATGATCAAGATCGCCAGCCGCACGCTGTGAGGAACGTCGACCGCGGCGCCTTCATCATCGAGCCATGGGATCGGGCGACCGATGAATTGGCTTGCATGGTCAATCGCGGCATCCAGCTTCATCTGCAAGTCATCATCCTCCTGCGTGTGCCGAATACGCAGGTGCGTTTTCAGGTCTGCGAGAGTCGGCATAGGCATGGGATGGCTCCTTACTTGTCGCGGTCAGGCTTTGTGGTGCTTGCCACGCGCTGAGCGACCAGGGCGTCGGCGTGTCGCTTCGGGACCGTATAACCTGGCCCGCCGCGACGTTTGATCTCGCCGGCATCCATGTAGGAGCGCAGCGGGTAGATGGTGATCTCCGAGGGATTTGTCTCGGGGCTTGCGACGGCGTTAGCCGTTTCGCTGGAAGAGTCAGCCGCAGGGGCGGCTTTTCTTGGACGAGCCATGAATCATCCTCCTGAAAGGCGCCCCAAGCGGGGCGCCTATGGTGGCTTACGGAGTGACGGTCAGAGCACCGGTCACGAAGGCCTCCGGGCGATACACAGCGAACGCCAAGCGCTCTTCGGCGCGGATGGTCACCATGTTGTTCTCGAAGTCCTTGTCGTTCTCGGTGGAGATCAGAATCTCGACGTCCATGCGGTCGAAGATCTGAGCGCCGAGGCGGAACGCACCGGTCAGGAACTCATCCTGCTGCATGGCCTGGGTAGCCACGACCGGACGATTCCACAGGCGGGCGGCGGTGCCTTCCTGCGGCTGGCCGACGATGTAACGACCTTCACCGTCCTTGGTCAGCTCGATGGCAGCCCAGTCGATCGGGTTGAGTACGATGCCGTCAGCCGGGAACTCGGACAGTTCGGCTTGCAGCAGTGCCAGACGCAGGCGGTCGATGCGCTGCTCGCCAGTAACCACGATCCCGCCAGGAGCGGCATAGGTTTCTGCCAGGGTCATCAGGCCCTGCAGGTTGGCGCCAGTGCCGTTTCCGTACAGGAGCTGCTGCTCTTCTACGGTGAGCAGGCCGTAGCGCGCGCGGGCATCGATGTAGCTCTGCAGCGCGGACGAGTCGTCGAGGATCTGGCGGCTTGCCTTGAACAGGTGGGCCAGGGTGCGAACCGGCGCGTTGACCAGCTCGAATACCAGGTCCGAGTACGGCTTAGCGCCACCTTCAGCCACCGCGGCGGCGTTGTTGGTGAAGCCGGTTTCGCGGACGTACTCGATGGCGTTGCTATCGGTGGTCCCTGGCGCGATCAGGTCGCGTATGGTCAGGCGACGCTCCGGCGGCATAATGATTTCCGGGCGACGGTCAGCGCCGACCAGGGCGCCACCAGAAGCCGGGGCGGAGGTGATGGCTGCGCGCGGAACGGACACGCGGCGGGAGCCGCGGAAGGACGCATTGACGCCTTCCATCTGGTCGCTGCCGACTACCAGTTCACCGGCAGACTTCTGCCGCTCGCTTTGGTTGCGGCCGCCATTGCTGGCATTGACCAGCTTCTGCTCGGCTTCCTGCAGGCGCGCAGAGAGCTCGCCCTGCTTGCTGAGCAGTTCGTCCACCTTCACGCGGGTTTCAGCGTGCATTTCGCCAGTGCGGGCGATTTCCTTCTGGGTGGCTTCGGCTTGGGCCTTGATCTGGTCACCGATGCCTTTCAGGCTGGAGTTGAGTTCTTTTACCTGGGCTTCAAAGTCCATGGTCAGTTACCTTTCAGAGTTTGGAGAAGAGTGGTTGCCGCGCTCAGTGACGCGGTGAGGTCAGGCGCGACAGCGTTCTGCTTGTCGGTCGGAGCAGCGTTATGCGTGCTCCCGCCAGCAGCGCGAGGCGTACTGGACTTGAAACTGGCGAAGAGTTCGCGCCGCTCGGACCTCGGCATCCCGGCCTTTGCAAGGGCCACGTCCATCGCTTTCAGCGCGTTGTTCTGCCGGCTCTCTTCGGTATCGCGCTCAGCAACCTCGTCGGCAGACAGGAGTCCGGTAGCCAAGCCAAGCTCGACGGCGCGCTTGCCGCGGATGAACGTCTCGTCATCCATCATCTCGGCCATGTCCGCTACTGGCTGCCCGCTCGTTTCGGCGTACAGGTCGGCCATGGCAGCGTCGAACTCCTGCATGTCGTCGGCGACGTCGCGCAGGTAGTGGCGATTTCCGGCGAGCACCGTCCAGCAGTTGTGGATCATCAGGAAGGCGCTGCTAGCGACCTGCCGCTCAGATCCTGCGAGATAGATAATCGAGGCGGCGCTTGCCGCCATGCCGAGCACCTTTGTGGTCACCTTGTGGCTGTGCTCGCGCAGGCGGTTGTAGATGGCGATTCCCTCGAACATGTCGCCGCCCGGGGAGTTGATATAAACGGTGACATCTCGCTCGCCGATAGCGCGCAAGGCGGCGTCAATCCGATTCACGGTCACGCCGTCGCCGTACCAGTCCTCACCGATCACGCCATAGATCGTGATGGTGTCAGAGGTGCTTTCTACTGCGGCCTGGATAGCCGGATTCCACTTTTCGAGCGCACGCGGGCTCAGCTCGCTGCGAAGGCCGCGAGCCTGGATTTTGAGTTGCATGGATTACTCCTTGGGGAGATCGGCAGTTAGCCAGTTCTGCAGGGCTGCGCGTGCGGCCTGGCCGTCGCTGGATTGCCCCAGTGCGTCGAGTGGTGCGAGGTTTGTTTGCGCCGTTAGCACGTCGGCATTCCCACCGCGGCGCGGAAGGTTTTCACGGACGCGGCAATCGTCGCGGGTGTAGATGCCGTTCTGGACCATCGTGCTGTAGAACGAAGCGCGCGCGGCGCTATCGGCTCGCAACAGGCCTTCCAGGGCGAACTCCGCGTAGTGCGTAAGCCTTTCACCTGGCGACATCAGCTGCTTGAGTACGGCCTTCTCAATGCGGCGCAACCAGGTACTTAGGGAGAACGTCAGGAAGCCAATGACCTGCTGCTCAAGGCCGGAGCCCCAGCTGGTGTTCTTCTCGGTGTGCCCGACCATCCAAGGCGGAACACGGAAGAACCGGCAAACCTCCTCAACGCTCCAGCTTCTCGTCTCGAGCAATTGCGCGTCGGCCGGATTGATGCCGATCGACTCTGGCGTCACTCCAGCTTCAAGAACCGGAGATTTGCCAGCGTTCATGGCGCCGCTCACAGTCTCCACGTACTTGCGGAACTCGTCGCGCTGCTCAGGCTTCAGTACCCGGTCAACCTTGAAGGCTACCGTCGGCATCATCCCGTTCTTGAAGGTCCCGTTCGCTGCATCGTCGGCCGAAATTGCCGATCCGATGATGTCGGCGCCATAGCTGATCGGGGATAGCCCGATTCGACCGTCAAGCGAGAACGCCGGGATATGAAGAACTTCGCTGGATTGAAGCTCCCGCTCTCCATCGCTGAAGCTGTAGAAGTAGCGGATGCTCCCGTTCTCGGTGACTAACCGCATACGGTGCGGGAGCAAGAAGCTCAGCGCGACCACCCGGCCAGCAGAACGATGTATCTGCGCAAAGGCATTGCCGCGCAGAAGCATGCTCGCGAGCATCGCCTCCCAGAACTGCACCGGGCTCATGTGCTCGTTAGGCGAAACCGCTAATACACTGTAGAGCGGGTGACTGGTGTCCATCTCACGACTACCGTCTGGAAGGCGACGGTACAGGCCAAGCGGAAGCGTTGCGATCGTTTCAGCGATCAATCGAACGCAAGCCCACACCGCTGAGACCCGCATTGCAGTATCAACGCTTACGCTTTTTCCTGAACTTGACTGCCCACCGACGAACTGCCCCCAGAATGCCCCGTCAGATAGCCGAATCGTCTTGCCAAGCCATTCACTCAGCCCAGCCGATGGCCTGCTAGCAGACCTAGAAATGGTCCGCAGAAGGGACTTATTCATCTGTCATCCCTCTTCGGATAAATCCAGCAATGCAGAACATGGAGCAAGATCCGGCGATCAGCGCCCACGCGGTGCCGGCCAGCATCCAGACCCCCGCGCACAGCAAGCCGAAGCCAGCCAGCGATGCCAGCAGAAATGCAGTCAGTGCGCTCATGCGATCAGTGGGTCCCGTATTGCGTTCATGAAATCGTCGTCATCCGCTTCTTCGGTTTCGACGGTTGATACACCGATCGCCATCAACAGCGCCGCCATGTCGTCGATCTTGTCGGCGCTGCGCTTCTTGTCCGGAGCCATGTTCAAGTTGTCATCGCGCCTGGCAATCAGGTTGGAAGCGCACCAGTTCAGAATCTGGTCGCCGCCGTGGGCAAGATTCCCGGAGATGTAGGCGCGTTCTAGCGTCTGCATAGCAGGATGATAGGAACGCGGCCCCTGGATGAACTCGACCATTGGCAGTTCCGCCTCGACCAGACGGTTAACCAGGTCGCTTGCGTTCCATCGGTCATAGGCAATGAGCTGGACGTTGAAGTCCTGGCAGATTGCGCAAACGTCTTTCTCGATGACGCCGTAGTCGGTGACGTTGCCCTCTGTCTGCTTGAGCAGCCCAGACTCGACCCATGACTGATATGGAACGGTGCCACGCTCAGTCCGGTAGGCGACGGCGCTTTCTGGCGCCCAGCGCCAGCCGTAGGTGTAGTAAACCCCGTCAACCAGCCAGACCAAACGGAAGGAGCACATGTCCGCCGTGCTAGCGAGGTCAAGACCACCCCAGCATGGATAGTCACGCAGCCATTCAAGGTCGACTTTCCCGCCGCAGGCTTGCCATTTGGTAAGGTCAATCCAGCCATCAGCGGTGGATGCCGGCCGATTGAGTCGCTTGATACGAAACTCGGCCAGCTTCGAGGGCATCTGCTTCGCCTCTACCGCCTCTTTGCGGATAGCCGCCATGAGGTGCGGATTGACGTCCATCAGCGGATTGGCCTTGATCCAGACCTTTTCGTCAAATTCTTCATCCGCCTTGATGCCTGCCGACTTGTCCTCCTCATCAACCGCGTAGAACACCACGAGGAAGTGGTCAGCAGTGGTGCCGAACAGGCCAGCCAGCAGCTTTTTGGCGAACATCCGAAGCTCTGCCCAAGGGCCAGGGTTCGTATAACCCTCGGTCGTTGTATAGAGCCAAAGCGGGTTGCTGCGCGCACCTGCGGCCGACGTCAGAACGTTGAGCAGATCGGCGCTCTTGTGAGCATGGATCTCGTCCAAGCCGACGTGAGATGGGTTCAAACCGTCCTGCGTCGATGCCTTGGCATGGATTGGCTTGAAGGTTGCGCCTGTTTCTGCGCGACTGATCGCCTTCGCCCATACCTCAAGCCCAAAGGCCTCCCGCAAGTCTGCGGTCTTCTCAACCATCCGCTTAGCGGTGTTAAAGATGATCGATGCCTGCGGGAACGTAGTCGCAGCACTGATTACCTGCGCGCCCTCTTCTGGCTCGCAGCACTGGCAGTACAGGAGAATCCCGGACGAAAGCGTGGACTTCGCGTTCTTCCGAGCGACAGCAAACAGCGCCGATGTGAAGCGGCGCGGTCGGAAGTAACCCCAACCCTCTATTTCTGCCCCTTCACGCTTTCGAAAGCCGAACAGCTGCACAACAAAGAAGATGTGCGACGGGTGCATCACGATTTCTGGCTTGTCCCACTTCCCTTCGACGTGCGGCAGCTTCTCAATGAAGTCGCATGGATCGTTTGCGTGCCATGGATCGAAGATGAACGGGCAGTCTTTGCGCTTGGCACGTTTCAGGTCATCGAGGAACCGCTGGGCGGCCTGGCGAATCAGCTTGCCGTGTTTCTTGCGCTTCTTGTCAGCAATCGCGCCTTTGGCGTAGTCGGTCGCGATCTTCACGTAATCGCGACCGTGTGCCATAGCGCTATGCCTTCTGTGGTCTTCCGTTGGACGCGAACTTGTTTCCAGCCGGCTTCTCTCCACCAGAAGCCACTTTGCGGCGGCTGGCCGGGGTCATGCCAAATTCAGAGAACAGCGCCTTAAGCGCCGTATCTTCCGCGGCGGTCATCTCCATCCCAGCCTTGGCCTTCATACGGAACCGCTGCCAGGAAAAACACAGCTGCTCCAGAGAGAACAGGTCGACAACCTGCAGCACGCGCGCGGCTACCAGTTGCGGCCCTAGGCGATTCCACATCTCGGCGCCGTCCGGGTTCAGGTGGATTGGCGCCTCGGGAAACTCTTCGATCAAATCGTATTCAGGGGCGTCCGGCACTTCGCGATCCGGTCGGCTTGTGCCCTGCAGGACCTTGAGGTGCGGAGCGGTTGGCTTACGGGCCATGTCGCTACCTCAAATTTTGGAATGTGAATTTTGACGGTGTGAAAATTTGGCTCCCCCCGTCGTTCGGGAGTCGATTTTTGTCAGACTTTTGACCTACCCCTACCCTAGAGCCCTCTACCTATTTTCCGGCTTAAAAAAATAAGATTTTTGTAAATTTACAAAACCGTCAAGTCGATGGCGCTTATCGGGCCAGCCCTACGCGCTCGCCGATTCTGTTGTGGCAGGACCGGCACAGGGCTCTGAGGTTGTCCCAATCAAGCCCAAGCTCCGGATGCGTCTTGTATGGCTTAATGTGGTCGGTGATATCGCTTGCTGCGTTACTACAGCATTCGCACACAGGGTGATGCTTTCGGTAGTAGGCGCTCAGCTTCTTCCAGCGCTCAGTCTTGTAGAAGCTGTCGGACTCATCCCTTCGCTGGTTGTACTCTCGATGAACATCCTTACGGCCATCCATCCTCCGAGCATCTGCGGCAGCCTTGTGTGACATGCATCTATGCGAGCCAGGCGCGGATACCTTCTTGCACCCAGGCTCAGAGCACATCCTGCATGGGCGTATCGGCATGCCTACCTCTGTAGCCATCTAATGAGCCGGCACAGTAGATGTGTGTGCTTACCCGTGCTGGTTATGTCTCCGCAGGCAATGCAGACAAACCGACAAGGAGGTGGTCTGGGAATCTCTGGCTTATTCGCGCTCATCGCTTCCACTCCCGCCTAGCCACCTTCCACGCCTCATTTATGCACAGCCATGCGAAGCAGGCGGCGATGCGGAGTAGCAGTAGGATGGCGTGGAGGCGTTTCACTGTCGGCGCCTGCGTTCGTGCCCATCCCATTCGATGGGGTGACGTAGCACCTTGCTCATGTTCCCGCCGCAGCGCATCAGCGAGGCAGCGAGGACGGCCAGTAGCAGTACCAGCGGCCATGCCTGATAGGGAATGCGCAGGTCACCAGCCACGATGTAGATCGCAGTCGCGCCGCAGCACGCCATGATGAGCGCAGCCATGACTGACACGTCACGCCGGAACCGGGCATCGCCTCTCTGGTAGGTGAACAGGCGAACGAACATCACCAGGCAGAGGATCAGGGTTGCGTAGGTCAGAGAATTAGCCATCTAAGCCACCATCGATGGGCGAGCGCCCTTTGCGCTTTAGGGCTGCTAGGGAAATCGTTACCACCATCAGCGATGCGCCGAATGCTGCAGGCGCTGGCATTGTGAATGGCTTGATGCCCCAGGCTTCGATACCGGTAATCGCGGGCGCCAGTAGGTAGCCCATCACGAACGAGATCAGGAAGTAGGCCAGCCTCTCGGGCATCTGCAGTTCTTTGGAGCTGATGAAGTAGATCACCGAGCCACACAGCGAGCCGACAGCAGCTGCGCTATCCACTCCAGCGAGCACGCCGGCAATGCCTGCCCCGAACGCGCCGGCAACTGCGATACCGGTTGAAGTCGGTTCAGCCATAGGGAATGTCCTGGGTGTTGACGAATAAGTCCGGCCTCACATGCGCGTGCGATCCGCCTATGAGCAAGGAGGCAGGCATGGGGCCGGAATAGGGTTGCACTGCATTGCACGTTAGGCCGCTTAAGCTGCCGTAGCGCTGCACTCTATTGCGCGATGCGGTGCGAATGGGTGGGCGCAGGATGGCGAGGCCTTTATCAGCCAGGTTCCGCCCGAAACTTAGGCACAAAAAAGCCCGACTCAATGGCCGGGCTCTTCTGAAGCGGTAAAACCGCAATTTGTGCCAGATTGCCAGATCGGCGTTAACACGTCAACAGTCACGACATGTAAATTACGCTGCCATTCGTCTATCGAATTCTGACTCAACGTAGCCGTGCACGCGGCTCAGCATGTCCTTAACCTGGTGGCGTGATTTGCCCAGCTGCTTGCCGATCTGTTCCATGGTGCGGTTGTGGCAGTAGTACAGGTGCACAGCGTCCGATGCTTCCGGATAGCGCTGCTGTAGGCGGGCGACTACAGCAGATACCGTCTCTGCCTCTTCATCGGTGATCGCAGCATCCGGCGCGTGAGTGCTGGGCACGTTGTCGCGCATGATGGCCAGCATCGGAGAGACGTACCGGGGAACGCCTGTCTTCTGCCATACCCAGATACCCCATTGGGTCAAAAGCTCTTCGGCGCTCTTCATGCTGCTTCCCCCTCGAGCATATCCACAGAAACAATGATCCGGCCAACGTCGCCACGGTCAGCGTGATAGGTGATGACCTTGGCGTCTCGCCCGCTAATCCATCCGCCTCGGCTGGCGTGGCTGTCCGGCGCGGCAAGGGTGCGATGCTGCTCGAGCTGCATCGTGTTGCGCTCAAGCATGACGTTGTGGTGCAGGTGGCCTGTATGGGCGTAGCTGTATTTGGTGCGCCCGTAGATCTCGCGGAACTTGGCGACGAATACAGTCTCAAGCTGGTCGAGCTTTTTCTTGTGCCCGTGATGGAAGAACAGCGAGGTCTGGCCGTGCTCGATGCAGTAATACGGATCGGGCCGGGTGATGACTTCGATGCGCGGCTCTGCTGCATACAGCGCGGCGAACATCTCACGCAGCCACATGCTCGAGGCGAGGTCATGGTTTCCCTCAGCCATCAGCAGAATGACCCGCTCGTGCTTGAGGAGGAGCATTGCGGTGATGCGACGGATCGCACCGATGGCCACGCGGATGAGCTTCTGGAACCGGGTGTCCGCGTCGAGCACGTGGCCCGAGGTTGGCGTGACCGCCTGAATGCCGTCCCAGTGCAGGAAGTCTCCCAGCTGGGCGAATACACCAATGGCGGCATCCGGTGACTGTGCGATGGCGGCACCGAACCAATCGACCAGCAGCTGCTCGGCTATTTGCGTGTCCCAGTCAGCTCCCGTCTCCTCGCCCCAGGCTTTGGCGCCCATGTGATAGTCGGTGATGACGTAGCAGTTGAGCAGCTTGGCGTTGGTGTGTGCCGGCAAAGGAAGCGCGGCGCTCGGCTGGATCTCGGCTGCCATCGCCTTGACCGCCTCGAGCATCAGCTGCTCCTGGCGTTCGTGGTCGATGCTCGTCTTCACCCATTGCAGCTTCGGCTTTCCGTCCTCGTCATACAGCGTCGAGGTGCCCTTCAGGTGAAAGCCATCCGGCACCGTCTTGGTCATGTCGTGCTCAGGGCTCCAGCCTTGGCGAGCCAGCCTTGCCTTGTGGGTGTAGACGTTGCGCTCGTGCATCCCGAGGATCTGAGCGGCCTCAGCCACTGTCCGGCCATCCAGTGCAGCCCTGATCTCGTCGTCTGTCGCTTTGCGTGCGGCCATCAGGCTGCTCTCCCCTGCTGCATCAGAATTCGGATTGTCTCGATAGCGCGCCCGCTCTTGATCATGGCGGGGTCGCAGCGGTAGACGCGCCACCCGAGGCGGGCAGCGGCGTCGTATTTCTTGAGGTCGGCAGCGAAGCCGGCGCCGCGGGTGTGTCTTCCCCCAGCCCAACCGCCTCCCTCGCACTCGATCAGCAATCCGTGCTCGAGCAGCGCGAAGTCCGCGCGCCAGTCGCTAAGGCCAGCCTTGGCCAGACGATCACGCAGGCCCTTACCAGGCCCTCCACAAGCTTCAGCGCCGAAGCGATACTCTCGGATGGCTTCGATGCCTTCCGCGCGCAGGTGAAGGGCTAGCGTGTCTTCTGGCTTGCTCATCTATCTGCCCTCGCCCTTATCCACTCGGCAACCGCAGGCCGCACAGTTTCGGGCACACGATCCATGAGCTCGCGCCCCCTCGCCTGCCGAGCCGGCCCGGTCATCCCCTTGAGCTTGTGCAGGATCAGATAGCCGTGCTTCTGCGCCTCGATCTTCATCCGCTCCGCTGCAGGCAATGAGGCCAGATTGAATGAGCCATTCCCGGCCGAGGCCGTCGTAGTGCTCGCCGTCATCGCCTAGCCTCGCCTGTACGTCGATTCGAGATAGCTTCATGCGCTGGCCAGCCCGCTCAGTGCCTCAGCCTTCAGCGCGGCATAGGCCACGCAATCCTCTGCGCTGTCGGCGTGGTATGTGGTGTTCTGCCACTGGCGAACGTCCTTCAGGATCTGCAGCAGCAACCAGCCTTCTGCCTCTGTCAGGTTCCGGCCGGTGATCGCGTTGAACGCCTCAACGGTTCGCCACATTGAGCGCTCCCCGTCCTGGGCGTCGTACTGCTTGCCGCGCTCCTCCATCAGGGCCTGGGCTTTACCTAGGAACTCGTGAGCTCTCATTGCGGCTTCCTCGTTGCTCTGTTGTTTGCGATCAGGGGTATCTGGCCGGGCTTTAGCGGCCATGGGTGTTCCTTGCGGCAGTCGTGGCACCAGACGATCTGGCGGCTGCTGAAGGCCGTGGTGTCGTGGTTGGCGTTGGCGGGGCATGGGACTTTCAAGCTGCACCTCGCACACTGATCAGCCCAGCCTCGTACCAGCGCATCTGCGTCTCGGCGAGAGCCCGCAGCACGTCGCGGAAGTCGATCTCTGCCTTGATCCGGCCATCGAGGCGCGCATGACAGGCGTCACATGCGTGGATGGCGAACAGGTCTGGTGTCTTGATACCCACGCCACGCATACCGACCGGCAAATGAGCGAGAACGACTGTGCCGTCATCGAATCCACATCCCGGAAGGCGAAGCGTGCAGCTCTGGCCCCTAGCGCTGTCGCGCAGCTTCTTGGAGACGATGCGGGTCATGGCGCCGCCTCCCCAAGCAGATCACCAAAGAACACGCCGCGCCGGGTGAACTCCTCGACGATGCGATCGGTGTAGGCAATGCCCTGGGCGCGATTGAACAGGCGCGTCACCGGGAAGCCGTCAGGTCCGAAGATCGAACAAGGCCCCATCAGCTCGAGCTTTTGCTCATACTCCAGGTGCAGGAACATCCGGTTCCAGCCGTCGCGGAAGTCGGCGTCAGCGGCCCGCATGATCGGCACGCCGAAATACAGCTTGCAGTAGCGGCGGGCATCGTCCACGTCGCCGATCTGCGTCATCTGCGCGATGCGCTCGTACAGGGAGAACCACAGGGCGTTCTGGTCGAGGGTCCGGTCCTTGCCTTCGCGGAAGCTGACCACGACATACTTCTTCTCGCGGTACAGAGCGGTCAGCTTGTGGATGGCTTCGGAGAGGCGCGTGGCGCTGTTTACTGCGATGCGGTCAGCCATTTACGCGGCCTCCTTCAAAGCTGGCAGCGAGCTCAACGAATGCTGCGTAAGCCACTGCTGCCACTTGCCCGTTTCCAGAGGCGCGGTATCGGTCCACCCTCCCGGCCATCCCATCAGCCACTCGTGGATTGCCGGGCTCGGACGCCCAAACACTCGCCGGAACTCGCGCGCGGCCGGCCACTTCTGCATTGAATCGGCGCAGTAGTTCGCCTTGGTCGTCGGCGTGTGCAAGTAGCCAGTAGCGCTGCCGAACGTGGTCAGCACCCAGGTCTGCCGCGGAGAGGGGAAGCATTCGGACTTGGTAACCCATGCGAACGAGGTCGCGTCCGGCTTCTTCAATTGCTCGCTCGGCGACGTTCTCGGCGAAGACAAGCCTGGGAGCGACATCTGCCACGATCCGGCGCATCTCCGGCCAAAGGTTTTCAGCGTTGTTGCGTCCAGCAGCGGCAGTGCTGAAGGCCTGGCAGGGAAAGCCTCCAGATACGACGTCAACAATTCCGCGCCACGGTAGGCCGTCAAACGTTCGAACGTCATCCCAGATGGGGAATGGAGGGAGAGCTCCATCGTTTTGTCGCTGGACCAGTACCCGCTGACAGTGCTCGTCGTGCTCGACTGCGCAGACAGGAGTGATGCCGAGCAGGTGGCTTGCGAGCAGGCCGCCACCAGCTCCCGCGAAAAGAGCCAGCTCATTCATACGGCCCTCGCTTCACGGATGGACTGGCACTCAACGCAGCACACCGCCGACGGATAGGCCTCACGCCGAGCGCGGGGTATCTCAATGCCGCACTCCTCGCATTCCTCAGCGCCCTGCCCCTGCAGCCGCTCCCGCACAGCAGCAACGCCGTGCATCTCGCTAAGCATCTGTTGAGCGCTGGCCTTGTCGGATGGATCGGGAGCTGTGCGGGCCTGCTCGAAGGCTTCGGCCATCTCTGCAAAATCGCTCATCGCTTCGCCCCCAAAGCGCGCTTCACCGCGCCATCCATCTGCACAAGTCGGTAGTCGTTGCCGCGCTTCATGCGCACGACGGTGTTTTCTTCCTGATCAACTGCGAAGCCATCGGCCTTGAGCTGGTCGACGATTACTCGCTGGGGAAGGGTCATTGAGCGGGAGCGGTTCATGGCTTCACCTTTGCGCGGGCAGAAGACCAATCAAAAATCAGAGCAATCCCGCCACCTTCACGCAGGCGATCCACGCAGCGCTCCCCCATCGCGGCCGGAAGCTCATCAGGCATCAGGTTCGAAACGATGATCGTCGGGCGGACGTTCTCGTAACGGCCATTGACGATGGCGAATAGGACGGCCAGCTCGAACTCGGTTGTCTTGGTCGCGCCGACCTCATCGATGACCAGAAGGTCGGCGTCAACCATCGCTGCCATAACCTCGGCCTCGGTCTTTCCGCTGCTGTGGTCGTAGGTCGCCTTGATCGACTGGATGATTCCGCCAACGGTCCGATAGACCGCAGTGTCTCCGGACGAAATAGCGTCATTGGCGATCGCAGCAGCAAGGTGCGTTTTCCCGGTGCCAGGCTTGCCGAACATCAGCAGGCATCGGCCAGCCTTGGCGTGCTCTGGGAAGCGGGCCGCGTAGTCCATGCAGGCACTCAGCGCCTTCTTCTGCTTGTCGCTTTCAGCCAGATAGTCGTCGAATGACTTTCCGGCAAAGCGCGGCGGAATCATTGCCGCGCCAAGTCGCTCTGAAAGCCGGTGCGCAGCCATGCGGGCGCGGGCCTGGCGCTCCTCCTCATCCTGCTTGGCCTTTCGTTCCGACGCACACTGCGGGCAGATGCTGCTGAAGTCCTTTCCAAGTATCTTGGTGATCCTCTGCTCGAAGTCGCCGTGTGCCTCACAAGATGCCGTCCGAAACTCCGGCTTTTCGTGAAGATCGATCACGTTGGCGAGTGGGTTAGATGCCATAGGTGCCATCCTCCCGCTCTACCAGGCCGGCGCTGTAGTCGCGCTGATCGAACCCGCCGTGACGCGACGCGCCGGGGAAGTGGTGCACGTTCGCAGCCGCCTTCACTTCGTCGTTCCAGCGCTTCCCGTTGAGCCAAGTGGCCGCGTGCGGGATGAACTGCCCGCCGTCCTTCAGCCAGGCTTGGCAGGTGGCGTGCTTGGCGAGGGAGGACATGATTTCGGCCAGCAGCTCAGCATTCGGATTGATCTTCGCGAAGGCCTTGCGCGCGTTGTCCTTGGCGGTCTTGCGCGGGTACAGCTTCCAGAAGGTTTCGAAGGACGCCTCGGTGTCAGCTTTTTGAGGCCCTGATTCGGCCTGCTGCTCTTCCTCCGCGACTTCATCGGTCTCGGCAGGCAGAGTGCTCGGCGCTTCGCGGCGGTGCGGGTTCTGGTGCTTGGCCCACTTCACGATCTGGATGATCTTCTTGCCGGCGCGCTCATAGCGGCTGATAAAGCCGTATGCGGCCAGCCCTTCCAGCATTTGCTCGACTTCGACGTCGTCAGCCGGGAAGAGTGCGTTCTTCAGCTTCTTCGGACGATCTTCGAGGCGACCTTCCTTGTCGGCTTCAGTCCAGAGGCCGATGAAGAACAGGCGAGTGGCAAAGTCCAGCTCTTGCAGGTCTTCGTTCTGGAAGAAACCAGGTTTGATATTTCGGGAACGAGCCATCACGCGGCACCTCGGAGAGCTTTGTCGTGGGTGAACAAACCGTCCCAGGTCTTCTTCATCGGAAGCTCGCTGCTCAGGTACATGTCATAAAGGCGAACGGCGCCCTTCTTCAGCAGGACCGGCGTAAACGCCGTGAACGGCTCTGAGCCATGCGGGGTGATGGTTGCCTGGTGCTCGGTGAGATAGCGGTCACGGGCGTAGGAAGCGGCGCGCCAGCGGGTGCTGTGCTTGCTCTCGTTGAAGAGCCAGTTGCGACCCTCAAGAAAGCTGCATACCTGCATTACGTTGACCCCATTGAGGCCCTTGCAGAACTGCGGGATGGTCATGCCTTCGTGGAACAGGTTCTCGAGCGCGACAATGCGGACGGCCTGTTGCTCGACTTGAGCCGAGAGCGCCAGCCTGGCTTTCTCGGACTCCAACGCCATTTGCAGGATTTCGATGGTCGAGAGCTGCTTTGGCTGGTCCATCTCATTCAGCTTGGCGACGACCGAACGGCGCACCGCCTTTGATTCTCGCATCGATACCAGCAGGCATTGATCCTTGGTCAAGCGCAGCCCCTCAGAGGCCGGGCCGCGGGGATTCTTTACTACGAAAGTTTCGTAGTATTCGCCGTCCAGTTCATCGCGGCACCGCGCGGTAAAATCAGCGCGGCGCACCTCTCTCTCGCCGAGTTGGCTACGAGCCTGGTTTACAAGATCGAGCAATTCGAAACTGCTCATGGTCAGGGTCTTGCCAGCGGGTATTAGGTTCTGCATAATTGACTCCGACTTCAGTTGTTGCTGTTGAGAAACCCGGTCTTTCCCACCGGGTTTTTTATTGCCCATTTTTCGGTCCCTTTTCAGGGCCTGCCCTCCTCCGAAACGGCTGCACCTTGCCGGTGTTGCCTTTCGGCTCAGTGATCTTCCGCAGTTGATCCCTGATCAGCTCGCCGCCCAGGTCTTCTGGCGACTTGCCTTCCTGCCTTGCTAGCTCATGCAATGCGCGCTGGTAGCGCTCATCGAGAGCGACTTCTTGCTCAGCCATGAGGCCCCCTTTGAGGCCTTCAGGCCATCTGCTCTGCTTCGGTATCCTCAAGACGAGAAAGCATGTCCCGCAGGCTGGCTTCCAACAGCTCGCGAGCCAGGACGGCTTTCTGGGTGCGATGGAATTTCGCCAACGACTGCAGAAGCTCGTCGGTGTCTTCGTCGAGGCGAACCTTCGTGATGTGGTCACGCAGATGTTTGGGGTCGTGGTACATGGTCGATTTCCTTTTCTGGTTACGCCGCACGCTTGGCTTGGGATGGAAACGGCTTGAGTTCTTGAGCCGTCATGGAGCCATCGCGATTCACGGTCACAACGATCTCCCGCTCTGCATTCAGAGCCTTGCTGATGGCCGCCGGGCTGACGCCCAAAGCCTTCGCTACGGCTGCCTGACCCTTCTCGGCAACGAGGTCTGGCAATGGTTTTTTCTTCATTCCGGCATCTCTATTTGGTGAACCTGAGCGAATCTTAACCGCCGGTTAGGAAGATTGCAACACCGCCGGTTGGCGCAAGAAATTAACGAACGGTTTAAATTGCGCGCATGAGCAGAAAGAAAGAGTTGTCGCCAGAACAGAGGGCCGAGTGCGAAGCGGCCAAGGCCCTGTTCATGTCGAAGAAAGGCCCACTCGGGTTGACGCAGGCAAAGCTGGCCGATGCCGCAGAGATATCGCCGGCCGCCGTCGCCATGTATCTGAACGGCACCAATCCGCTGAACGCTCGGTTCGCATCTGTCCTGAGCATCATGATTGACGAGCCTGTTGATCGATTCAGCCCACGCCTTGCAGCAGAGCTGTCATCCATGGCGCAGGCTGCAAAAGCTAGCTATCAGATTCAAAGCAACGCACAAGACCTAAAGGTCAGTGAGCGATCGGCGGGTCCAGGTAACTCTCCAAGCGAGCACGACTATGCCCTGATACCGCAGTACGACGCCCGCGGCGCCTGCGGCGATGGCGCACTTAATGATCACGTCGAAGTCACAGGCGGCTTGGCATTCAAACGCGACTGGCTTCGCCGCATGGGCGCAAAGCCACAGCACCTTTTCGTTATCTACGCCAGCGGAAGCAGCATGGAGCCCTACATTTTCGAGGGCGACGTGGTTCTATTCGACAGCGCTGACACGACTCCGCGTGACCGCCAGGTGTATGCGATCCGGCGACCAGACGGCAGCTTGAGCATCAAGCGCATGGCGCAGCAGATATCAGGGAGCTGGCTGATTCGCAGCGACAACCCGGACAAGGCGCGCTATCCAGACGAGGAGGTTTCTGCCACCTCAATGGATGAGGTTCCTATCATGGGCCGGGTGATCTGGCGCGGCGGAGCGATGGCATGACCGACGCCATCGTGCCGCCCAGCAGAGCCAGGGTTTAAGGGGTGCGTTGAGTTGAGTGAGCAGGGATAGTGCGGCACAGCGATTGGATTGTCTTCGTAGATGAAAGCGGAGATCACAGCCTAGAATCGATTGACGATGCGTACCCAGTGTTCGTGCTGACTTTCTGCGTGATCAGCAAAGACGAATACCTGCAGAAGCTAGTGCCCCGAGTGAAGCGCCTAAAGTTCGACCTGTTTGGGCACGATAAGGTCATCCTTCACGAATCTGAGATAAACCGGAAGAAGGGCGCATTCTCTCGCATGCCGAAAGAGGATCGGGATTCGCTGATGGTCACGCTTGGAGCAATCGTTGCCGAGACGCACTTTCAAATCTTCGCGATCATCATCGACAAGATTCAACACAAGCGGCGCTATTCAAAGCCTGCCCACCCATACCATCTAGCCATGCAGCTCGGGCTTGAGCGCATATATGGCTTCTTGCGTAGCAAAGGACAATGCGAGCGGGACACGCACTTCATCTTTGAGGCGCGAGGAAACAAGGAGGACCTTGACCTTGAGCTGGCCTTTAGGCGAGTTTGCGACGGAGATAATTTCGCTGGAGCTACCTACCCGTTTCAAATCGTAATTGCGGACAAAAAGACTAACTGCGAAGGCTTGCAGGTCGCCGACCTTACAGCTCGTCCAATCGGACTATCTGTGCTGAGGCCGGAACAAGAAAATCGAGCGTATGAGATTCTGCGGAAGAAGATGAATCGGTACGGAAGAAAGATCTTCCCGTAGCCCAGAAAGCGAAAAGCCCCTGAGACAAGTCCCAAGGGCTTAGCGCCGGCCGCGTAGTCGCAACCCATTTATCGAAATTCTATGGCGAAACCTACCCCGGCCTTCACCGGATCAATCTCGCAAGCCAACTATAGGACAACCTTTATCCGAATGCAATCGGACACCAGGCCCCGCACCACGCGGGGCTTTTTTGTATCTGCAGAACCCTTCTATCTCGCCCCCTCCAGCCAATGTACGGGCCTAGGACTGTCCTAGGCCATGTCGAGCCCGGCTGATTCCTGATTCCTGATTCCTGATTCCTGATTCCTGATTCCTGATTCCCTCAAGAGGGCCTCGGCGGTGCCTCGGGGCGGATATCGATCGCCTATCGAAAAAATATTAACCGCCGGTGTTGACACAATAACTACCGGCGGTTAATGTTCACCCATCGACGCAGCAGCACCGCGTCAGGGCCTGAAAAGCCCACGCTCTTTTACAACTTGGGAACATCGCGGCGGGGTCTGCTTCGGCATACAGCGCGATCAACAAATTCCCCGCCCCATGCCAGCTCTGGAACTGGCCGTGGCTCCACATGCAGCCACGCGAAGTTGCGCAACCGCCGCCCTGGAAGACGCCAGTAGCTGACCAGGGCCTGAGACGACTCGGCATAGCGCGCAACGAGATCGAACTGCCAAGGATTCCTTGACAGTTCAGCCAAGCCCACCGTGGCAAGTAACGGAGGCCAGCAATACCGAATCGAATTAGCGCCCCGAGCCTCGGCTATGAGGGGCGCCGGACCTCATGCTGTGTGCCTAACTCAACCGGCACCAGGGCTGTACGCAGCAGGTTGTATATACCCAGCGACCACGCGCCAACGCTGATCGAGGCGCGTGCGAGGGAAGCCCACCGCCAACCAAACGAAGTCTTACGGCCTGCAATCAGCAGCGGGCACGAAGCGCACGAGACGAGCGAAAGAGTTTCCTGATGCACCTTGGCGACAGGGTGCATTGGAAAGCAGCAAGACCCAAACCAAGGAGATGCACGATGAACCGCAAAATCACCCGCCAAGACGTTGTTGAAGCAGCCTCATCGAAGGGAATTCGCATTCTTGAAGCACTGAACATGATGCAGGCAGCAGCCGCAAAGATGGGCGACGAAAGCACCCTTAAGCAGCTGTGCGCGATCAAGAGTGACATGCTTTTCGGTGACGAGTGATGAACAAACGTCACAAGGAGATGGCCGCCTGGGCGGTTGCCAACTTTGAAAAGTGGCCTACGCACGAATGTATGACCGATGCAGATCCTGACGAGATCGGATGCGAGCTCGCGCACTGCCCGGAGCATTCGACCCTTCCAGTTCTAAGGTGCAGGCTTGGCGGTGCGGTCATCACCTCTACCGATTACTTCTACGCAAAGCGCGGTATCAAGTAATACCTGAGTCGATTTCAGGACATTCGCAAGAGTGGCCAGCGGGAAATAACCGAGACGAACTACCAAGGATTCCTTAGCAGTTCAGCACAGCCCACCGTGGCAAGTAACGGAGGCCGGCAAGACAGAAGATTCCTCGGTGCGCCTCAAGCGGGGCGCATCAGGGGGAATCCACTGGAAGGAGTGAGTAATGAACATCTCAGTTTTGAATTTCGACGCCTACAAGATCGACGTAAACCAGGCCAGCCGCACGCTGATGGGCGTCTCGGCATACGACGCGGACGGCGCCACGGTGCTGGACAACTTCGACATCGAGCAGATCGTGAACCACTTCGGGGCCGGCGAATTGCTGGATGAGATCGGCGAGCAGGTCGCCCGTCGCCACTTTCAGATTGAGGGATAGCACATGGCCCAGTTCAACATCGACGCCAGCCTGAGCAGCGGCAAGAAGCTCCAGTGGCTGGCCATTGCAGATGAAGGCGAAAGCCTGCAATCGGTAGCCGATCAGGTGAAGCGTGCGGCGGGCAAGAAGTTCGGGCCTGCCGTGATGTTGAAACGTTGGGGCGTGATGCGAGCCAGCAACGGCTACATCACCGTGACGATGTTCGCGTCATAGCGCGCAACGGAGAACGGAACATTCACTGATGCCGATTCGATGAGTCGGCATTGGGAATCAACCGAGCGCCGCGACACCTCACGCTCTCAGGTGGTAGTGAGAGCGCAGCGGATGGAAGAGGCGCAGTTGGCGGCTTGATGAATCACAACACGAACGGAGCAACACCATGAAGGCAAAGGCTTACCAAGTAAGAGACAACATGCTGGCAGCGATCTTCTTCATCGCGCTAGTGATCACCGGCCCTGCCGCCTGGATCACTCACCTGGTCCGCTGCTTCACCGAAGAGCAATGGGGCTTCCTGATCGGCGGCGCCATCTTCTTCCCGGTCGCCATCGTTCACGGCATCGGCATCTGGTTCGGCGCCTGGTAGCCACCACACCCCCGCAGCTTGGAGACAGGCTGCAGCGGGCACCCATCAGCACATAGGAGGATGAGATGAGCGAAGGATTTACACCGGGACCGTGGGAGCTGATCGGCGATACGGTCATGGCAGACCCGCGGCGACACTTGCCGGACACAATGCTAGGCATTGCAAACATCCAGGATCATGGATCGGACAGACCGCTAGCAGTGCATAAGGCCAACGCCCGGCTGCTAGTTGCGGCGCCTGATCTGTTAAAGGCCTGCGAGGCACTTGTCGCGTACGACGACATGATTGAGGAAGACGACGGCAAGCTGATGATGCATTACGCCGACTTGGTTCGTCTTTCCCGCGCCGCCATCGCCAAGGCCAAAGGCCAGCCATGCTAACCACGCTATTCCTTCTCGCCGTCCTCGCCGCGCTGTATGCGTGGGAGTGGTGACGCCATAAACCCTGAGCCAGCCAGACCAGACCCTAACGGGCCTGTAATAACCGGACGGCGCCCGGTGCTGGTAGCGCCATGAATCACATCCGCGCGCGGCGGACCTTCGGGATATCCGCGACGGGGATAAGCCGGCAAGTGCCCCGATTGCTGAAAAACACCGGCAGCCGTTGGCGGGACTCCACTACACCCCGTTGAGACGGCCGGATGGCTCACGTAACGAGCCTGCATCGGAGGGCGCCTTGAATCGTCCGTGCCCAATGTCGTTATCGGCAGGGCGTCCCCCGATGCAGTGAACCCCAAGAGCGGGGCAATCGCGAATCGTTGCCGGGATACCTACGCGGACGCAACAGGTCATTAACGCCCGGAGGCAGGACGAGCCACTGCCCACTGCATCACCCCTTCCCCCGCCCATCCGGGCAACCGAGGTATCCACCATGAAGCACTACGGACCCACAGGGCGCCGCGAACAGCCGTGCCCGGATGACAGCGTTTCCGAGGCAGAGCAGGTGCACGAAGCCCTCGACGCATACGACGCCGACACGCTGGCCGCCTACGCCGCATTCGCCTCCGACAAGCTGGACCTGCCGATTGAACTGGTCGCCTCGCTCGTGCCTGGACTGGTCGGGCATCAGCGCTGGGAGAGCCACCGGAACCTGATCGGGCAGTTCAACCCCGATCTGGCCGAATACCTGAGCACGCTGGCCCTCGCCATCGACAAGCAGCAAGCGGCATTCATCGAACACCACGCGGCGCAGTTGCGCAGCAAGGCCGAGCAGATCAAGCAGGAGGCGGCATGAGCAAGGAAGTGAAGCGGTACAACCCCCTGATCGTCTTGGCCCGGAATGCAAAACTGCAGCGCATGGATATCCGGTGCGACCCACAGTGGGTGCTGGATCTTGCCGCCGAGCGCGACGCCCTTCTCGCTGAGCGGGATCGGCTGGCGGAGGCGCTGAAGGCCTTGCGCGCCGCCACGCCATCCCTGACGTGCGAGTCATTCCATCATGAGCGCCGTGATCTGCATGGCCACGACGAAGAATGCCCGCCATTCGAGCGCTGGATAGCCGCCGCGCTTGCCTGTAATGCCGCCCTGCAAGGAGAGCAGCCATGACAACAACTCTCCATCCATGCCATTGCGGATACCGGGGCGCGCTCGCCGGCATGCAGCATCAAAGCGGGTTCCTCTCGCTGACCTGCCCCGAATGCAGCCGCAGCGTAGAGGCCTTCACCATAGAAGGCTTGGCAGAAGCATGGAATCGACCGGCGCCAGTTGAAGGAGCCCAGCCATGACCGCCTACGTCCTCAAGGAGCTGGCCGGCGCCATAGGCATCACCGTAGCCGGATCGCTTATCGGAACTCTCGCCTACGTGGCGCTATTGGGGGGTGTGTGATGGATGACCGCGAATTGTTGGAGCTGGCGGCTAAGGCCGGCGGGATCGCGGGCGAATACAGAGCTGGCCTAGGCATATGCCCGCCAGAGCTAAGTCAGCTTCATAAGTTCTGGTGGAACCCGCTCACCGACGACGGCGATGCGCTGCGGCTGGCTGCCGGTCTATGTCTGAATGTTCTGTCTTCAGAGGCTTGCGTTGTTGTAGAGGACGAAAAAGGCGTCGAGTGCATAGAGTATTTCTACGGGCCAGAGGACTACACGTCAGGCTGGCGCCGCGCCATCGTCCGCGCTGCGGCAGCGATCGGGAGGGCCATGTGATGGCTAGCCAAAGACAACGATCCCTGCGCTACGCATGGTGGCGGGGTTTCGCAGTGACCCTTGCACTACTCACCGGCTGGGCTCTCGCTCACGGCCTGGCAGATCGAATCACCAACGGGGCGCCGCTATGAGAGCCGAAACCATCGACTACGACGACACACCCACAGGCCACTCATTCGCAGCGGCGTGGTGGACCCTTGCCGGGTTCGGCGTGCTGGCTGGCGTGCTGCTGATCGGCCTGGCTGGCGAGGCGGCGATCTACAAACTTTTCGGATAACCAAACCTACTGACAGGCTGCGCGAGACGCGGCCAGGGAGCCCATGTGTCTACAGAAACCCAACTGGCCATCGTGCCGCCGAAAGAAACCGCCCTTCAGGTCTTCCAGGCTGCGAACGGGCTTGACCCGTACCTGCAGCAGATTCGCGCCGAGATCGATGCCTTCGTGCCGGACGTATCGACGAAGAAAGGCCGCGATGCCATCGCATCCATCGCTCACAAGGTCGCCCGCTCCAAGACGGCACTCGACAACGTGGGCAAGGATCTGGTTGCCGAGCTTAAGGAAATCCCGAAGAAGATCGACGCCGAGCGCAAGCGGATGCGCGACACGCTGGACGCCTGGAAGGATGAAGTGCGGGCGCCGCTGAATGAGTGGGAGGCTGCAGAAGAAGCTCGCAAGGCAAAGCACCAAGGTGCCATCGACCAGATCAATCTGCGACTGGAGTGCCGCGACCTGGACTCGTCCGAACTGTGCCAGAACATCGAGTGGCTGGAGACCATGGCCATCGATGAGAGCTGGGAGGAATTCGAGTCCGAGGCGCTGCGAGCGAAGGACAAGGCCCTGGCCGCACTACGCGAAGCGCTTGCCGCGCGGGAAAGGTACGAAGCCGAGCAAGCCGAACTCGAACGCCTCCGCGCCGAAGCCGCCCAGCGCGAGCAGAAGGAACGCGAGGAGCGCATCGCCCGGGAAGCCGCAGAGCAAGCCCAGCGTGAAGCCGAGCAGCGTGCACAGGCCGAACGTGACGCGGCAGCCAAGCGCGAAGCCGACGCAAAGGCCGCAGCCGAGCGCCGCGAGCTTGAGCTGAAGCTGCAGGCCGAACAAGCAGAGCGCGAGAAGCTGGAAGCCCAGCGCCGGGCCGAGCAGGCCGAGCGTGACGCTGCCGAACGCGCCGAGCGCGCAGCTGCAGCCGAACGCCAGCGACAGGCCGACGAGAAGGCCCGCCAAGAAGCCGAGGCCAAGGCCCGCGAGGCGGACATTGCGCACAAGACTGCAGTGCTGACCTCCATCAAAGAGGCATTCATGGGGGCTGGCGTTACCGAAGAACAGGCCAAGGCCATCATCAACATGATCCGCAAGGGCGAAGTGCCCAGCGTGTCGATCACCTATTGAGGCAGCCATGAACACAGCAATTGCCCAGCGGCAGGAATCAGCCGCAATCGCCCAGGCGACGGAATCGACAACGATCCTTCAGGTTATCCAGCGCGCCGCCGCAGACCCGCAGTGCGACATCGAGAAGATGGAACGACTGATGGCCATGCACGAGCGTATGCAGGCGCGGAACGCCGAAGCAGAGTTCAGCGCGGCTATGGCAGAGATGCAGTGCGAGATTCCGAGCATTGCCGAGCGCGGCAAGGGGCACGGCTCCATCCGCTACGCCACGCTCGAGGACATCAACGACGTGATGAAGCCGATTATGCAGCGCTACGGCTTCGCCATCTCCTTCAAGGTTGAGCATCACCAGGGCGGAATCAACGTCACCGGAATCCTGATGCACCGCGCCGGCCACCGGGAGCAGACGACCATGCTGCTGCCGAGCGATACCAGCGGCAGCAAGAACGCCGTCCAGGCGGTCGCCTCGTCGGTCAGCTACGGCAAGCGCTACGTGATGTGCGCGATGCTGAACATCACGACCCGCGGCGAAGACGACGACGGCTATGCGGCGGCGCCGACGGCAACAGTGACCGCCCCGCAGGCGGCACAGCTGCGCGCGCTGCTGGAGAAGTGCAGCGACAGGGCCAAGGCAGCATTCGAAAGCATGCACGGCACGCCGGAGAGCGTGGCAAAGACTGAGTTCGATAAGGTGCTGGCAGCGCTAACCAAGTCGGCCAACAAGGCCAAGGAGTCAGGCAATGCAGATAATTCGTGACGTAGAGCAGGGGTCGGCCGATTGGCTGGCCCTGCGCCTGGGTATCGTGACCTGCTCCGAACTGGATTGCCTGCTGGTCAACGGCAAGGGCGAGGCCGGCTTCGGGGCTGGCGCCTTCACCTACATGGACACGCTGATCGGCGAGCGGATCACAGGCGAGGCCGCGGACCCGTTCAGCGGCAACCGCCACACCGAGCGCGGGCATGAGCTGGAAGCAGTCGCCCGCGGCCTGTACGAGTCGCGTGAAGAGGTCGCCACGGAACAGGTGGCCATCATCCTGAATCACGGCATCGGCTATTCGCCGGACTCGCTGGTCGGTGCCAACGGCCTCACCGAGATTAAGACGAAGCTGCCGAAGTTTCAGGTCGGTGTGATCCTGGCCGGCGAGATTCCAAAGGAGCACGTCGCGCAGTGCCAGGGCGGGCTGTGGGTATCCGATCGGGAGTGGATCGACTTCGTTTCCTACTGGCCCGGCATGCCGCTCTTCGTCAAACGCGCCTACCGCGACGAGGCGCTGATTCGCAAGATCAGCGAGCGCGTTTCCACCTTTTACGAACTGCTCGAAGAGCGGATGAATCTGGTCATGGGCATCGCAGCCTAACCCAACAACCAAGGAGCCGATATGGCACAGCTATTTGGACTGGCCCGCCTGGGCCGCGACGCGGAAGTTCGATTCACGCAGGCTGGAAAGCCTGTAGCCACCCTGGCACTGGCGTTCGATTACGGGAGGAAGGAGAACGGCAAGCGTCCGTCTCAGTGGGTAGACGCAGCGCTTTGGGGTGAGCGAGCCGAAGCTCTGGCGCCTTACCTCCTTAAAGGCCAACAGCTGAGCGTGACGGTCGATGACGTGCACATCGAAACCTTCCAAAAGAATGACGGCACGCAGGGCCACAAGCTGACCGGGCGCATATCAAACATCGAATTCGCGGGAAGCGCGCCGCAGCAGAACGGGCAGAGCCAGCCTCCAGCGCAAGCAGCACCACGCCAACAAGCCCAGCAGCAGCCCGCCGCACGCCAGCAACCGGCGCCGGACTACGACAGCTTCGACGACGACCTGCCATTCGCCAATCCCTACCGCGGCGTCCGCTCGCTGCTGATCTGATCCACCCCGGGCGCCCATCGCGCCCTCCTCCCCGGTACACACCAATGCTCATAGACAACCATGCCATAGCGCAGGGCGAGGCTCGTCGCGCCGGATCAACGCGGACCCTGAAAGGCCGGCTTGTCCGGCGCGAGATCAACGGCGTCCAAGAAAAGCTCTGCGGCTGCTGCGATGAGTGGAAGCCGCTGGACGATGAGCACTTCCAGTTCATCAAGACGACTGGCGTCTGGCAGTGCTACTGCCGGCCGTGTCTGTACGCGAAGGCCGTAGCGCGGGCGCAGGCTCGAAGGAAGGCAGCATGAGCCAGAACTGGAGAGCAAGAGTCGCTGCTGAGTTCGGCCAGCCGCTGAACAGCCTGATTCAGGGATTCAAGGACGCAGGCCACAGCGTCAACTCAACCGCGCAGATCATCGGAATCAGCCCTCACACGCTTCGCCGCCACTGTGAGCGCGTAGGTATCGAGTTCGAGCGCGGCGTACAGCGGCCGGACAGGCTGCCGAAGCCCGCCCTGGTCATCCAGCCAAAGATGCGAATGCTGACCTTCGCCGGCCAGACGCTCCACCTGCGGGAATGGGAGCGACGCACCGGAATCAACCACACCACGATCATTCACAGGCTCGACAAGATGGGCTGGAGCGTAGAGCGCGCCCTGACTCAGCCGGTCGGCCTGATCAAGCCAAAGGGCGGACGAGACCACTGGAAGCGAAAGGCTGCCTAGCGTTTCCGCTGCCGCCCACCGGAGCCGCCAAAGGAGGCGCCATGCGCACCTACACCATCACCGTAACCGAGAGCCAGGCCGCCGAGCTGCAAGAGGCTTGCGAGCTACTGGCGCGAATCAAGATCGGCCAGATCGACCACGCCATTGAGCGTCTGCCGGGCTTCTACGACCGGCGCGACTGGGAGCAGGTCCACGCCACGCGGCACGAGATACAGCGCCTGGCGAACACGCTGATGCCGGAGGCCACAAAGCGCCGAGAGGATGGCGTTGCGTGGGACTTGTATCAGGTCATCCGGCATCGCCTTTCATGGGATCGCGCACACGACCAAGGCGTCATCCAGCCCGGCGAGCCGCGCAAATGGCCCGAGATGATGGGCGTCTGCTACGACGAGCCACTGGCAATGAGCGGACTGCCGCTGGCCACAATCAAGGAGACAGAGCAATGAACGACGAACTGAAGGCAGTGCGCAACCTCGGCGCTGAGCTGGGGGCTGCGAAGGCGGAGAACGAAAAGCTGCACGGGCTGTTGCGCGAAGTGATCGCGTGCCAAGCGGCGCATTATGGAGATGCAACTGATCTGCACCTCGCCATGATAACGCTGGCCGATCGGCTTAAAGGCGCCCTATCCCAGCAGGCGGACCCAGCCGAAACCACCGAGGCATACACCGCCGTCGACATGGCCACAGCCGCAGCGCAGGGGTTCAGGGATGGGCAGGCGGCAGTAGAGCCAGCAGCGGCGCAGGATGAGCAGGAGGTCGCAGCAGTTATCGGCTTCTACGAAGGTGAGCGCGAGCCTCGCCTGCTGTCGTGGAACGTGCTGCCAAACGGAGAGCATCGACTCTACACCCGCCTCGCGCAGACCGAGCAGCAGCCGGAGCAGAGCGGGCTGATTAAGGCGCTGGAGTATTACGCCAACGGTAATCACTTGCTGCTGGCTGACCCCGACGCCTGGGACGCCTGTAGCGGCGAGCCGCTGAACTTCCTTCATGACGACGCGGGCACCGCCAGTGTTGAGGACGGCTCGATAGCAAGGGTCGCACTCGAAGCCTACCGCGCCGCCCCCATCGCGCAGACCGAGCAGCAGCCTGCCTTCCTGCTCGAAATCGGGGCCGACGGTGAATACGCCGTGCAGGTCCGCGACAAGGACTGGCTACGATCTATGCGGAATAAGCGCGAGCATCAGACGCACAACCTCTACTCCGCCCTCATCGCGCAGACCGCCCCGCAAGGCAAGTTCCGCATGGGCGACCTCGTGAAGAAGTCCACCGGCAGCGAGTGGGTAGGCCGCGTGGTTGGCTGGTACTCGACCGAGCAGACCAAGGAGGGCTACGCAGTCGAGAGCAGCGCCCATCGCAACAGCGTGCAGATTTACCCGGCTACGGCATTGGAGGCAGTTGAATGAGCAAGGTATTGGTTGATCGGGAGCTGCTTAAGAGGCTACGCGAATGCCTCAATTACGACCCAGATACTGGCGTTTTCACCTGGATTAAGATCGAAGCAAAAAACAGACGTCCGCTTGGCTCCGTCGCTGGATCGCTCGACAGCTACGGACACCTCTCAATCAAGATTGATGGCAGGCGCTATTTGGCCCATCGGCTGGCCTGGCTGTACATGACAGGCGTGTGGCCTGAAAACATGATCGATCACCGAAACCGCATAAAGACAGATAACCGCTGGGAAAATCTCAGACTGTGTGACAACGGACAAAACAAGATGAACTGCGGCGTCCAGCGGAACAACAAGCTAGGCGTCAGGTGCGTTCACCAAAAGCCGAACGGCAGCTTCATCGTTTCGATAAAGGCCAATGGCAAAACCCATCAGAAAACACTCAAGACACTAGATGAGGCCGCGCACTATGCAAACCAACTTCGTCAGCAGCTGCACGGGGAGTTCTACAGTGGACAATGCTAGACAGCCCGCAGAGGCGGAAGGGGTGAGTAATGCGCGCCTGATGAACACGCTGGCAGAGCTAGCCCGGCGCGCACCGCTTCGCACGCTGCACACGATCTGCGAAACACAGCGCCAAGTCAGCACGGTGAAACTGGAGCGATACCTAGAACCTGTCGGCGACACCCTTGCCGGCTATGCCTTCACCCTGCGGATTGACTTCAACAAGCTCAGCGCCGCCCTGTCAGCCGTGACCGCCGAGCGGGATGCGCTGAAACATGCGCTAGACGTGAAAGAAGAGTTCTACCAAGACGCCTTGCACTCGCACATCGTCTTGGCGCAGCAACGCGACCAGCTCCGCGCCGAGGTCGAGGCGATGCGGAAGGATGCGGAGCGGTATCGGTGGGTCTCGTCTGGTCTGCATGAGGCTGAAACACTGGTCTCGATCGTGAACTGCCACGGCGGCTATGCCGAGAAGGTTGCAGAGCGGGTTGACGTGTATCGAGAAGCCGCCATGGCTGCGAAGGAGGCGTGATATGTCGTTCGAATTCGATAGAGATATCAGTGAATCAGCAAAGGCGTGGATGAAGCTTCTCGGCAACTTCGGCCCTACAGTTCGAGCCGAAAGCAGAGAGATCAAGGGCGTGACCGTCGATGAGTGCGGCGATCACGTCAAGACCTACTACGACAGCGGCGAGCTGCGCGAACTGGCCAAAGCCTGCATCGAGGTTGCCGACTGGCTTGATCGTCGAGCCGGCACAACCCCCTAACCCCACCCAAACACACAGCCTGCCGGCGAGAGTCGGCGGGGAGGATTTGCACGCATGTCAAACGCATGGCTGAACATCCGATTCGGAAACTACCACCTGATCCTTGGCGAGAACGGATTCTTCTCGGCGCGCTGGGCGCGCAACGACTACCACAAAGACAACCCGGTTCGCTTCGAGATCTACACGCTCAAGCCTTTCTGGCGCTAACCCCGCACGCAGCAGGAGATAGACATGCACATCCGAGATGCAGAGATCGAGTGGTATCGCGCGCACGGGAAATACCCTGACCGAATCACAAAGGAGGGCGTTTGGCCGTTCCATCCCTACGTCATTGGCGACCATTCATGGAACGCAGCAAACCCCGACCGAAAAGAGTTCATCGAAGCGCACATGAGCAGCGGCCTGCCGCCGTGCGACTGCGAAAAGTGCCGCGCTAGGAGATAGACATGCTGCAAACAGACAAGGCGATAGATGCCGGCGTAACGGTGAGGGGGTGAGCATGAGCCTGTGGCAATCATTCAAGCGCCTGCCGGAGCAGGAGCAGAAACGCCAGTTTGAAATCCTCGCCAAGTCCGACATGCAGCGAATCCGCATGGAAGTCTGGATAGAGGAAGAAGGCGAGCGCACGAACGTGTGCGTGAAGAATGTCCTCGGCAAGCGCTGCAGTTACTGCGGCTGCCGGGAATTGGAGGGGTGAGTTATGAAATTGAGCCTTGAGAAATGGGCGGAAGCGAACTTCGATCCGGTGCCGACGCTCAACACGCTACGGCGGTGGGCGCGGGAGGCGAAGATTTTCCCCGCCCCGGTGAAGCACGGGCGCAGCTATTATGTTGAGCCAGACGCACAGTACATCGAGCCAGGCACGCTTGCCGGGCGCATCGCGAGGGATCGACATGGCGCCAAGGCCGCGTAAGACCGGTTCGAAAGACCTGCCGCCGAACCTGTACCGCAAGACGGACAGCAGGAACGGCGTCACCTATTACAGCTACCGCGACCCGTCGTCAGGGAAGTGGTACGGGCTTGGCACCGACAAGGCGCAAGCCGTGCGGGAGGCTGTGCACGCCAACCATGCCGGCGCAAAGATGCAGCCGGCACTGGCTGAGCGTATCGCCGCCGCACCGGTTCGGCTTTTTTCGGAATGGATCGAAGAGTACCGGAATCTCTACGCAGAGCGCGACGTATCTGACCGCAGCAAGGAAACCGTGCGCATGAGGCTGAACCGCCTGAGCGAAGCGCTAGGGCACCTCGACACGGCAGGCATAGGCACGTTTGAGGTTGCCGGCTACCTGAAGACCTTCACGGATGAGGGCAAAGCGCAGATGGCGAGAGCCATGCGCTCCCTGCTGAGCGACCTGATGCGCGAGGCAATAGCGGCAGGATGGAGGAAGGACAACCCGGTCGAAGTGACGCGGGCCGCGAAGGTGAAGGTCAAGCGCGAACGGCTGACCCTGGAGCAATGGAAGGCGATCTACTCCGAGGCCAAGCAGCCCTGGCTCAAGCGCGCTATGGAGCTTGCGGTACTGACCGGCCAGCGGCGGGACGATATCGCCGCAATGCTGTTCAAGGATGTGTACGACGAGCACCTGCACATCATCCAGGCGAAGACCGGCGCCAGGCTGCGGATCAGCTCGAAGCTGCGCCTGGAATCGATCGGGCTCGAGCTTGGCGAGGTGGTTAAAGCCTGCCGGGATGCGGTAGTGTCAAAGCATCTCGTGCATCACAGCCGCACCGTGAGCCGCGCGACGCCGGGAATGCCAATCATGCTGGACACATTGACCAGCGCGTTTGCAGCCGCGCGGGACCGCACAGGCATTGAGTTCGGGGCGAGCCCGCCGACCTTCCACGAGATGCGCTCACTGGCGGCCAGATTGCACGCCGCGGAAGGCCGAGATCCGCAATTGCTGCTCGGTCACAAGTCGGCAGCGATGACCGCGCTCTACCGTGACAGCCGGGGCGCCGAGTGGATCGACGTGGCATAA